AGTTACACCTCCATAAGCATTTAGTGATCCACTTACTATTAAAGAACCTGTTACTAATTCTTGAGAAGAAGTAATGACTTGTACAACAAGTGTTTGTGCTGTTAATGTTCCGGCTACAGTAAAGTTACCAGCATAAGATGCTGTTGCAGCGTATGAAGCTGACGTTGAACTTGATGCGTAAGAGGCGGAAACTGAGGCGCTAGCATATGAAGCGGATATAGCGTTTGAAATTGAGCCTGAAAAGTATGAGGCTGTTACTGCGCTTAAAGCTAATGAAGCAGTAGCTACAGAACCTGTTGTAATATCATCTATGAGTAGTGTTCCATTTTTATCTGGAAATTGGAAGCTTCTTACTGTGTTAAGGGTTAAATTACCAGCATGAAAAACAATTTGTTTATAGTTGCCTCCTGTTTGTCCAAAGTTAAATCTTAAGTCGTAAATTCCACTAGCACCTATTGAAGTATACCCATCACCATAATAAAATAAAGAACCTGTAGGCTGTCTGAAATTTAAACTATAGTTATTAGAACCACTACCTTCTAGAACAAGATGTCTTGTAAAAAATGTATTAGTGTTAAAGGTTTTAGCACCTTCTACTGTTTGGCTACCTGAAATATATACAATTCCAGCTACATACGAAGCGGATGTTGCATTTGCTGCTACTAAAGAGTAAGAGGATGTTGTTGCATTGTTTGCGGTTCCTGCATTTAAAGCATATGAGGCAGAAACGGTAGAGCCACCTGATCCACTTCCAATTTCAACAATGGATTGGATGCTGCCTACTTGTTTTTTCATGTAGGCCTTACCATCATAGGTATTAAGTGCTATTTCACCTAACTCTAATGAAGAGATAGTAGGAATTTTTCCAGGAACGCTACTGCGTTTGAGTTTAATATCAACTGCCATATTTATGTTACCCTTTTAACGAGCATGTGCTCAGGTTCTGCGGCTTATGTAAGCCGAGAATAAATATAGAGATGTATTAGCTTATATATCGGCTAATGGAGCTGCTTTATATTGGCGTCCAGTTGGATCCGCTGCTTGTAGTTCAGCGGCCTTATCAGCTGCTTCCTGTTCCGTATCGTAGATATATTCTGGGTCAGTTGGGTTGATTTTAGCGACCCATATCTGGGAATTTCCTGCGATAAATTCCATTAATACTATGTATTGCATTATTGTTTGTTTTTACAGTTATTAAGATGCCATCTTGCTATACTACTAGGTGTACTAACAGCATTGCAGTGAGGGCATGTTACTTTAGGCATATTTAATGCTGCCTCTCGCATTTTTTGTTTTGTTTCTTCTTTATGATGTTTTCCAAACAGAAAGTGTTTTTCTCCTATCATAGAATCACTTATTTTTCTTTTTTGTTCTTCCGTATGTTTACATCCTAAATAATTTGGCTTTCTACCTTTTAAAGCTTCACTTATTTTTCGTTTTGCTTCTTCTGATTTAGGTTTACCTTTATTAGTATACCCAAAATTTTTATTATTTTGTTTTTGCTCTTCAGACATTTTTCTACCTTTAGACCACGTATTTAATCCTTTATGGGATTCACTCATTTTTCTTCTTGTCTTCTCACTAGCTTTAAGACCTAATCTTCCATCACCACCTTCAGTTAAATTAACTAATGTGCCTTCGTTAAATGCTTTACGGCCGTACTGTTTAATTAATTTCTGTTCTATCTCACATGCTTCTTCCCAAGATATATTTTCGTAAAGCACTTCTACTTCTAAACCATACTTGTCAACAGCATATTTCCATATTGGGGATCTTCTGTCTGTAGTGTATGCTCGTTTTTTATGTCTGCCTATTCCAATATAAAATACAGTTCCATCTTCATGTAAATGTCTATATACTACTGCCATGACAATAAATATATAGAACTTACGTTCCCCGGCATAAATTGCATTATTATTTATTTTTAAGTTCGTTAATTTCTGCTTTTAGTTCTTTAATTTCTTTGTTAAGTTCCTTTACAGAATTTACCAAAGCTGAATAAATAGCGTCTTTTTCAAGTCCAAGGTATTCACCCGGTTTTACTGCATCAGGCATTACTTCTTGTACTTCTTGTGCTATGAATCCAAATTGCTTACCATTGGTTCCATCTTTCCAATCATATGAAACAGGGTTTAGTTTTAATACATCAGATAGACCATAGGTAAGTGGTATGATATTGGTTTTTAATCTACTATCTGAAGGGTTAGTATTAGTTAGGAATCCTGCATTTGAATAAACAGTTCCTGTACTTAATGCTCCAACATATACACTTCCAAATGCACCTATTCCATTTACATAGAACTTAGCTCCTTGAGTAGTTGATGTTGCGTTTACTAATACATCTCCACCGGATGTTATGCGCATACGTTCGTTGTTAGCTGTATAAAACAGCATATTTGCCGCATTAGTTGTTGCTGAATCTCCAACTATTGTACAGTTACCTTCTCCTAATAATACTCCTTGATTTGCTCCACTAAAAAAGCCATACCCGGTAACGTGTAACTTAAAACTTGGAGATGTAGTGCCTATACCTACGTTACCACCATATCTTTGAAGTGATAAAGGCATAGCATCTGTTCCTCTATTTAATGATTGAATAAAGGATACATTATTAGATTCATCAACACCTATATTTAGTAATCTACCATTTGCTCCACTTGTTGTTTTTACTATTAATTGTGCGTAAGTATCAATACTTGAAAATGTAGTTGTTCTATTTATTTCTAATAAAGTATTTGGGGATGTAGTACCTATACCTACGTTACCGCTTGTATTAACAGTTAAAACATCTGTACTTCCATTAAATATTCTAAATATATTACCTGTATTATATAATTGGAAATCTGTTTGACTACTTCTTGAACCTACAACAATAGAACCAGCGGCTGATGGTTCTAATCTTAATTGTCCTGCTGAGGATAGATTTCCACTAAAGTATCCAGTGCCGACAACATCTAACCTGTATGCTGGTGATGTAGTACCTATACCAACATTACCTGTATTATAATAAGCGTTAGCTCCACTTCTAGCAAAGACGTGGGATTTAGTATTACTTAGTGTTGCTGTTACACTTGCAAAAGCAGATGTTTCAAATCCTATAGACCAAGCCTCAGTTGCCCAAGCTGAAGTTTGTCCACCGAATCCTAAAGCAACTTCATCAATGAATACTTGAGGATAAGTCCAGGAAGATGCTAATTCACCAATATAAACTACCATTCTAGATCCATTGTATCCAAAACGAACATTAGGATTTATATCGGTTGCTGCATCTCCTTCTACATATGCAAATGTATTATACCAAGAAGAATCTGGTTGGTAATTATACCCACCAAAATGAATTGTAAATGATCTATTTGTTGAATATTCATAAACTCTAGCTTTAACATGGTGCATTGTGTTGGTTAATCCAACAGGATAAGTAATTCTAATAGCGCCTGTTACAGTTGGTGTTGTAGTACTATATACACCACCTCTAGGTTTTACTAAACGAAATGGAGTAACATCATCATTTATTGTATAGTCAGTAGCTATATTTCCAATTACATCTAATTTATATCCTGGGCTTGTAGTGCCTACACCTACATTACCATTACCATCCATTGTTATACCACTTCCAATAGTACCAGCACCTGTTGTTACATAAAAAGTATTTGCAGCAGCTCCTGCACCTAAATTAGCATATCCTACATATCCACCATTAGATGAGTGTCCTATGTTTATTCTTGCATTAGTAGTTGTTGATGTAGCATTAATAACATCTGTTGAACCAATTACAAAAAGTTTAGCTGATGGCGATGTAGTGCCTATACCAACGTTACCACCTGCTCTAATAACCATATCAGCAGTAGAAGCAGATACAATAGTTCCTGCTGTAGTTGATCCTGCTGATTCGGCAAAGAAAGCAATTGTATTATCTCCTAAATCATAACCATTACCACCAAGTACAATTGCAGCACCTCTCATTGATGGATGATTATTAGTTGTAACTAACTGGTGGTTAGTATTTATAGTTAAGTTAGAACCAAATGTTAAATCACCGTGGTTATTACTTGTTATAGTAGAATAAAATCCTGTAAAGCTATCTAAATAGTTTCCTATTGCAACTGGTTCACTTCCTCCTCCAATTCTAGCTGCTCCTCTTACATCTAATTTAGTTGATGGGGATGTAGTGCCTATACCAACATTACCACTACCATTAATGATCATTTCTACATCACCACCAGCATTTCTAAAATTCATCACATCACCTGCGTTTAATTTCCTAATGCTGTTATTAGTCCAATGAGTATCAGCTATCATTCCTACAGCATATGCATTACCATTAACATGAAGAAGATAAGAAGGAGATGAAGTGCCTATACCAACACTACCTGCTCCATTAATTCTCATTCTTTCAGTAGGAGCATTAGCTGAACCAGTAGTGCTGAATGTTATTACACCTTGTGTTACACCAATAGATGCAACAGCATATAGTGCACTATCGGCTGCTGAACCATTCCAGTTAAAAGACCATATTGAAGTATCACCTGATGTAGGGACATGCCATCTATGTCTTGCATTATTCCATCCTGAAGGGGTTAATGAGACACCAAAAGTTGTTGCTGTTGCACCTGCTAATCCTAATAAAGTACCGGGGGATGTAGTACCTATACCAACATTACAACCTTGAAAGTAGCTTGCTGCTCCATTATATCCTAGCGTTAGTACATCTCTAACAGCATCATTAAATGCTAAATGATGAGTAGTATTAGATACTATATATGATTTCCATTGAACTACATCATTGTTTAAGTATATATTTGGTACTGTAGAATTTATAATTCTTATACCACTACCTCTTACATCTAATGTAACAGTTGGTGCTACAGTGCCTATACCAACATTACCATCAGTAGTAATGCGCATTCTTTCAGAAGCAGCCATTGAATACGTAGCACCCCCTGCAAGTATACTTCCACTTGTATGGAAAGTAATTCCATCACTATAATACATTTTAATCATAGATGAAATCCATCCACTATTAACAACATCAACTTGGTTATTAACTGAATTGCTTGCTCTTACGTTATGACCAAGAATGGTCATTTGTCCTGAAAGGGTTTGGCTTAAAAATCCATAACTGGAGACATTTAATCCTTGCGGACCAGTAGCTAAGGATGTTGCAGAAACAACACCAATAACTTCTAATTTATTGCTTGGCGATGTAGTACCTATACCAATGTTGCCTCCAGTTAATATTGTAAATCTAGATCCAATTCCTGATTCTATTATCCCAAAAGCTCCAGCTGGTACGTTACTAGCACCTGTTGGGGATTCTATTTGCCATTGTGAAGTGGAATTAGTTAATAATATTTGGGCTCTAGAAGTACCTGTTACTCTAAAACCAGCATCTGAACCTAAAACATGTAAAGTATTTAGTGGGTTTGTGGTTCCTATACCAACCAATCCACTAGCACTAACATATAACGCATTTACTGCAGATGCTCCATCTACTTCAAAAACACCTCCGACTGTGCCTGAAACATGGAGACGAGTTGTTGGAGTTGTAGTGCCTATACCAACGTTACCTCCACGCGCATTTAATAGTAGATTATTATACGAAGTACCATTTACCATGGCTTGAATAAACCCTACATCAGTTGCAGTATTGAATCCAAAACTTAAAAGTTTATTTGTATTGGTAGCTCCTTGTAGAGTAAATTGACCAAATGAACCAAACTCTGCAGTTGTTGTAGCGTCTTGTACAACAGACAATCTAGCAGGAGGATTTGTAGTGCCTATACCAACATTACCACCAGCAGTGATGCGCATAGTTTCACTTGATGTACTTCCTGCTGGGTATATTGCCAGGTATGCACTGGATCCGGATGCACCAACAATAGTTGGGACTCCAGCTCCATATGTATTTCCCCAACTAAGATTATATGTATTTCTTATAACTATACTTCCAAAAACATCTAGTGTATCTTTTGGCGATGTAGTGCCTATACCTACGTTACCGTTTGGAAATATAACCCTACCTTGATTAGCAGCATTATTAACAGCAAGTTGCATCATAGGTAACGCATCTATTTCAATTTCTAAACTTTTACCATTAGTAAAAAATGTATTTGAATAGTTTTGATAAAAATTTGTTGCTCCATAATCAAATTTAGATAAATTTAAAAGTAAATCTTTTGTAGCTGATTGTAATCCTCTAATTTCTAATTTACCTGTTGGACTTGTAGTACCTATACCTACGTTACCTCCATCTAATATAGTCATTGATGTATCAAACGTACCACCACCACTCCATGAACTACCACCACCAAAAAACAAGGTACCATTTGCCGCATATATTACAGCAGGGTTATTTGCTCCACCACTGTCTTGATTACCTAATAAAATAGCTGATGCTCCTGATGTACCTGTAACAGATACGCGAGCTGAATTTGCAAATACTTCTAAATGTTCTGTAGGGGATGTAGTACCTATACCTACGTTACCAAGTGCGGTAATTGTCATTCTAGTACTTTGTGTAGTAGTACCTGAAGCAGTTCTAAGTTTTATTTCTCCATTGTTTCCTGAAAATATATTTGTACTGAAATTTCCACTATCGTATTGTGTCATATTAATACCATAGAAATCTCCTGTACTTGAATATAAATGAAAAGATTTTCCTGTAACATTCCCAAAATCTAAAGCAACTACAGGACTTGTAGTTCCAATCCCCACATTCCCCCCACTTGTTATGCGCATACGTTCGGCATTGTTAGTGTAGAACTGCATAGCTAAAGCTGAAACCGTGTATATGTAAGGACCAATATTATTAGTACCAAAGAATGAAGTTCCCGTTGTGTTTTGAGCAATAAAATAAGCATCTGCTGAACTATCTGTATTTTGTACTCTTATTGCATTTGCTCCTGCTTTAACTACATCTAATAAATGCGCAGGACTTGTAGTGCCTATACCAACATTACCTCCATCAAAATATGAAGATCCAGTACTTTGAAGTCTAAATCCTATAGCATTTGAAAGACCACTTGGTTTATAACCAATAACTGTTCCTCCACCTCCACTATCATCTCTAGATAATACTAAGACTCTATTTTGATCATTATTAGTATTAATTTTACTAATAATAACACCATTACCATTAGTAGCACCAATAGCAACATCACCTCCCCAATCATTAGTTAACGTACCTACAGTTAATAGATTACCTGATGTGCCTCCTATTTGTAGTTTGCCTATTGGAGATGTAGTGCCTATACCAACATTAGCGGCAAAATAGGCTAAATTACTTTTAAAATAAGCCATATTAGTACCATTACTATAAAAGTACATAATATCACTATCATCATATCCTCTTATATATGTGCCATTAGAATAGCTATAAGCTCCCCAAAATATAGATCCACCATCTGTTAATTGTACATCACCGGATCCTTGTACAAATAATGATACTCCTGAACCGTTGGATACTCCGTTATTAACATAAAGATTTCCTGATATATGGAGTTTGTAGGAGGGTGATGTAGTGCCTATACCAACATTACCACCATTAAAGATAGACGCTCCTGACGAGCGTATAGCTATTGTAGTACTTCCTGCTGCTGTACTAGCATATAAATCAGCATCTATTCCACCAGCAGCATAAGCATGTATATTACCAGCAACGTGGAATTTTTCATTTGGTGATGTAGTGCCTATACCAACATTTCCCGAAGCATTTATGACATATCTATAAGTAGTTGCAGTTCTATCATAAAAATAAAATACACCATCATTTCCACCTATAAAATCATATTCTCTACCTGAACCTCCTGTTGATTTGAATTTAATTCTAGCTTCAGAATCAATAGTATAAATTGATCCTCTTACATCTAATTTTTCTAATGGGGATGTAGTACCTATACCAACATTACCACTAGTGTTTATAATCATTGTTTGAGTAGTACCTCTATAAAATGCTAAGTTACCTGTACTCCAAGTGTTTACTTCTGTTTGTCCTGAAGAAACACTCATACCTCCTATAGAACTACCATCATCATAAACTTTAAATTTAACATTGCTACCTGCTGAGTTGCTAAATGTACCTCCTAAACTTAATGTTTCGGGAGTTGCAGTTGAGACAGATGCAAGGGTACCAATTTGAAGTCTAGAAACTGGTAATGTGGTGCCTATACCAACCAATCCACTTGCACTAACATATAATGCATTTACAGCACCTGCTCCATCTACTTCAAAGACGCCGCCTGTGGTGCCTGAGACGTGGAGGCGTACTGTTGGTACTGTTGTACCTATACCTACGTTGCCTGATGGATATGTAATAACTAATCTAGGAATAGTTCCTGCTTCTAATATTTGAAAATCATCATTAACAGATTGTAAATTGTAATAATAATTTGTAGCACTTTGTAATCTAATATATCTATTAGCGGTTCCTTGTAACATTATATTACCAGCCACATTCAAAGCTTCAACGGATGATCCCCCATTTACATTTACAGTACTGCTAAAAGCAGCACCTATACCATTTAATGATCCAGTTATACCTACACTACCAGTAAACTGATGTGTGTTTGAGGGTATACTACCAAATTTGGTAGATCCTGTAATCCACGAAGTGGATGACGTTATAGTTTGAGCTACTAACGTTGTAGCTGTTATTGTACCTGTTACTGTTAAACTACCAGTAATAATACTGTTGTTTTGGGCTATTAGCCCGTTTCTAGCTATAAATTCGTATGGCATAATTGTTCTACCCTAGTTCACTTTCCCTAAGGTGGGGTTTTCAATAAATATTAGACTGTGCGGTAAGTTGCCTTAATAGCCCATCCAGGAGCGGAAACTGATTGCACTAATGCATTAGCACCACTTAATGCAACACTCATTGTTAATGCAGCTGCAGTTGAACCAATGTCTGGGGAGCTGTATTCAGTGTACTGAACATTTCCACTTCTCCAGTTACCGATTAATGTTCCTGCGCGTTGGTTTGATCCACTGAAAGCAACGAAATCGAAGAATACACCGTTGTATGATGATGTTGGGATTGTTGCTAGTGTTGTAGTGCCTGATACTGAGGAGCTGTAGGAATTATAGTTGGCGTTTAGGAGTTGAAAGTCGCCTTCTACGTCTAGTTTGGCGATTGGTGTTGTTGTGCCTATACCTACATTACCATTATTGGTAATACGCATGCGTTCAGCATTCCCACCTGCTGCAAAAATCAAATCTGATTCTGATCTTACGCCAAAGGTATTAATCCCACCACCACTAACTATACCATTCCCATTCCCTATATATCCAACTACTGTTGATGTATTAACTTGATATGTTGTGTAAAAGGTAGATGCATCTGATGTTCTAATAATAGCAGCTTGTACGCCACCTAATACATCTAATCTTGCTTGTGGAGATGTAGTACCTATACCAACATTACCACCAGAGGTGATACGCATACGTTCAGTAGCGTTAGTATGAAATGTAACTCCTCCTCCTGAGGCTGCATACATTTCAAATAAACTATTAGTATTATCCCACCATATTCCTCCTTTAGTAGCTCCAGAACTATTGTGATCAAAAGTTATTTGAGTGTACTGCTGGCCAGTATTGTTTAAATATAATTGATTTCCATTTCCTGCTGTAACTCCTATACCATTAGAGCCAACAACTGTTAATTTATAGTTTGGTGATGTAGTACCTATACCAACATTACCATCAGCATTAATAACTAATTCATAGCGAGAATCTGTTTGGTTTTGAATACCAAACCCACCATTACTTACTCCTATTAGTTGGCTTGTAAGAAGGTATGTTTTAGAACCAATACCAGCTGATGCCATTTTTATTGAGGTAGTGCCTGAAGATTGATATAAATCTAAAGTAGCACTTGGAGATGTAGTGCCTATACCAACACTACCTCCAGAGGTGATACGCATACGTTCGGAGCCATTAACCCAAAAACGCATAAAATCAGCACTATTATCATAAGTAATTCTACCTATAACCTTGCTATCAGTATCCCCGAATAATATATTTGCTTCATTATTTGTATCCCCAACAATTGATATTCCACCACCAGATAGGGTTCTTACTTCTAATGCATAAGCAGGAACTGTAGTACCTATACCTAATCCTGTAGAGGTTAGGCGCATTCTTTCTGAGCCTGATGCAAAGAAAAACATCCTTGCATCACCCATATAAATGGACTCGTTAGAACCTAAACTTGCTCCATTAAATATACCTGAATAATTTGAATCAGAGTATGTTGTTAATTTTGTGGCAGCACTACCAAAACGACCTGTACCATTAACATCAAGTGTTGTTGCTGGGGATGTAGTACCTATACCAACATTACCACCAGATGTGATGCGGAGGCGTTCGGTGTTGTTAGTTTGGAGTGCTAATGGATGATTAGTTGATGTTCCAAAATAACCTACTCCACCACCATTAATAATTTCAGTGTTTGTTGTTCCATCGAAAGAACTTATATATCCATTAACTTGGAATGTTCTTGTTGGAGATGTAGTGCCTATACCAATACTTCCGCTTCTACCAGATATTATTCCACCGCCGCTACCTAATTTAATAGAGGCTACTCCTTGATCTTGTTGACCATAGATACCAATAGTGTTTGCTACGTTTATATCCCACAATTCAGCATCATCACCACCTCTAAAGTACATTGCACCATTTGCATTAGCATAAACGGCTCCTGTTGCTCTTATATCTCCAGTTACATCTAATTTATAGGCAGGGGAGATAGATCCTATACCAACATTAGTTCCATTATCAAAAATAGATCCTGTTGTTAATGAAGTTGATGAAGCCCATCTAGCTATGTAGTTTGTAGAGCCACCAGATACACTTCCTCCACCACTTCCAGCAACTGTGATTACATCACCACTAGAGTTAACTGCTAAGTAAGCAGTTGCTGTACCAGCAAATGATGCTGTAGAGGTGTATGCTGGAAGGAAGAATTGTCTTGTATGTAAATTGAATTGAGCTACTAATGCATCTGATGCTGTATTAGTACCTCTTAAAATTCTAAAATATGGATTAGCATCATTTTGAAATACATCAAGCATTGATGCTGATGTGTACGATGTGCCTGCTTGGAAGAATATTTGTCCTCCTTCTGTTGTACTTTTAGGACCTAAAAATAAATTACCTTCTGAAGATACTGATGTAGCACCTATAGATACAGTTCCATTGACGTGGAGAGTAGTTGCTGGAGATGTGGTGCCAATACCAACACTACCAGAAGGTGTTATTTGATAAGCATAACTACCATCTGTGTTGTTATATAATCCAAAATTTCCATTATTTAAAGAATATAAATGCCAATCTTTACCTGTTGTTGATGTTGTATTATTTATTCTAATACTAGAAAGTAAACCAGTACCTGTTGATCTAATAGAACCAACTACATCTAAAGCTACAGATGGAGAAGTAGTGCCTATACCAACACTTCCTGCGTTTACATCAAGGATAATATCTTTACCAGATAACATATTTCTTATAATAAGATCTCCTTGAACACCTCCTGATACTATTTCGCTTCCACCTTCATATCCTATATATCCACTTTCAATATTATTACCATCAAATCTAACTGCTGCCATTCTATTAGCAGCGTTAGATGATAATCTAACAAGGCTTCTATTGTTAGTATCATATCCAATATCTAATTTAAATCCTGGATTTGTAGTACCTATACCAACATTACCATCATTCTTAATTCTTATAGCCTCAGTGGTATTATTTGTTAAGAATTGAACATCACTATTTTCATAGTTTTGAAATCTTAAAACATTACTATTATATCCTATTCTTAATCCATCTGTAGCTGTTGCTCCTGTTACTGAGTCTGTAATTCTGATATATCCAAGACCATCTGAAGAGCCATGAACATGAAGTACATTAGCTGGAGTTGTAGTGCCTATACCAACATTGCCATTACTTCCACTAATTAGCATTCTAATAGATCCACTAGTTTCAAAAGCAAGATCTTGAACGTCATTAGTACCTAATAATGCTTGAGCACCAAAACTATTTCCTCCTTGAATATAAACGTTTGTTGCTGTTGGAGCGAATGACGCTGATACTGCGTTTGTAGCGAACGAAGCACTAACAGCAGTTGATGCAAACGAAGCTGAAGTAGCATTATCTGCTCTTGAGGCGGTTCCTAATAAAGAACCAGTAATTCCAGTTCCTACTACGTTTAATGATCCTGTTATACTAACACTACCAGTAAACTGGTGAGTATTGCTCATTAAACTACCGAATCTAGTTGATCCAGTTACAAAGTCAGTAGACGATGTAATTGTTTGAGCAACAATTGTTTGAGCCGTTAAAGTGCCTCTAACGGTAAAGTTATCAGCGCTTGATGCTGTAAATGATGTGTTTGCTTGAGTTGCAAATGATGCTGAAATAGCATTTGTTGCGAACGAAGCACTTACTGCTGTTGTTGCAAATGAAGCAGATACTGCTGTAGATGAGAACGATGCTGATGTAGCATTATCCGCTCTTGAAGCCGTTCCTAGTAAAGAACCAGTGAATGAAGTTGCTGTTGTACTTCCGCTTATGTTAAGTGAACCTGTTACTGTGTGAGTATCGGTGATTATGCTACCGATATTAACACCAGTTGGTGTTACTTCGAATTCACGAGCACTACCTGTTACTACAGTTAGGGAGCCTGTGATTTGTGTGTTGCCACTAAATCTTGCAGTACCATTTACGTCAAACCTAAAACCTGCGTTAGTTTGACTATTTATAGCTACGTTACCATTATTAAAAATATTTAATCTTGGTGTATATACTTGACTATTACTATTTGAACCAAAAACCAATGATAAAGTATCAACGTCTTTATCCCATATCATTCCTAAATCATATTGAAAACTATCTTGTGCAAATAAATAAGCTGGTTTTGCTCCGGCAACGTTTGCAGTTCCTATAACTATTCTACTTACGTTACCATTTCTTTGTATTGCTCCTGCTGCATTTGTAGCTATAGCAAAATTATTAGAACCAAAAGTAATTGCATCATGAGTAAATCCAAACCTACTAGCATTACTTGAATTTATATAAGCATTTGCAACAGGTCCTACTCTTAAAGCAGCATTAAATACCCCCGTAAACGAACCAGTATTAAATGTAGGGTTAATATCTAATCCTACTAATACATCATTGTTTGCTGATGCTGTTAAAGCTGTGTTTATTAACTGACCCCTTGCTATTGCGCTTGATGCAGTTTCTGAGCCACCTAATGTTAATTTAGTTGCAGTACCTAATGTGGTTGTTCCTATTGCTATATCGCCTTCAAAATAAGACCTATTACCTGATTGAGCATATATATCCCAATTACCACTAACACTGGTTTCTGCAGCATTATTAAATAATATACCGACATTAGCTACGCTACCTGCCGTTAAATTAGCTATTCTTAAAGCAATTTGTCTACTTACTGCACCACTACCTCCCTTAAATACATCTCTATAATCATAACCATTAAAATTTGATATTGTTCCTGTACCTGTTACTGCACTTCCAACAGAATAAGCATTTGCTGTTGATGTTGTATTAGCACTAACATTTACTGCTGAGTTAAATCCTGTCATAGTTACAGCAGTAGATGGATTGTTTATGTCTGATTGTATACCGTTAACATTACCTGTATTTGTTGATGAAACAGTTGCAATGCTACGAATACCATACATCTGACCCGAACTACTATTTACAGTATTAGAATTTACTATCAAGCTAGTATCACCATTTACAGCAGGTGCAGCATTTATTGTTGTAACCCCCTGTACTCTTGCACTACCACTTACATCTAACCTAAAAGCACTAGATCCAGTAATTCCAATTCCAACGTTACCAAAAATGGTATGGTTAGAACCAGTTACTAATAAGCTACCAGTAAATGTCTGAGTATTAGCTAAACTATTACCAAATATATTAGATCCACTAGAATAAACAGTGCTTGAAGTTATTGTTTGAGCAATAATTGTTTGAGCAGTTAAAGTGCCTCTAACAGTAAAGTTATCGGCTGAAGATGCTGTTTGTGCTGTAGTTGTAAGTGAAGCAGTAGCAGCATAAGAAGCACTTGTTGCTGTTGCTGCATTTCCACTAATAGAAGCACTAATAAATGATTTATTTTCCCATTTAGCGGCAGTTGTATCATAAACTAATGCTTGTCCGCTTAGAGGACCTGATATTAATACATCAGATAAGCCTGCTAAAGTTGTTGTTACTACTGATCCTCCACCACCTGATCCTCCTACTTGTCTAAATAAACCTCCAGGTTGGATATTGAATGTAGCATTATTAGTAAAATCAGCATCATATCTTGCAACAATAGCTCCTAAATAAATTGCATTTGCTGCAGTGTTTGGTGCTTCAACAAACGGTTCATAAGGTATGTTTGATGTTGCATCTGTTTGTGTTGCATACACAGCATTACCGTAATAAACAACTATTGCTTTTGCTACTGAATTTGGAAAATAAAATACACGTTGAATCGACCATCTGTTTTGGAAAATACCTGTTGGTACAGGTGTTAATACACCGTTGTTTGAATATTGTGATGGATCGATTGTTGTGTAACCAACCCCTCCATTTGTATCATATACCCAAGTAGAGCCTGATTGTCTGTATCTGAATATTTTAGATACATTAGTACCATTATCAGTGGCGTAGGATGGATTATTTGGATCTACAGGATAGTTAGAACCAGGTGAATAAGCAGTACCGCTTGCTACTATTAAACTACCTGTTGAAGATCCACTAGGTGCTAAGGTATATCCTGATAATTTTAAAGGTCCAAATGCTCTATTAAATATATTTTGTTGTTGTTCAAAACCATATGCTACAGAAGGTTGTGTTTTAACACCGTTAATTGTAGATCCGTTTTGAAACAATACAACACCTATATTAATTTCTGTATCAAACTGTCCAGCAGCATATGGTGTACCTTGTTGGTAAATATTACCGGTCGAATCAATAGATACAAAGGCTTGTTGGTAGGATGCCGTAAGTGGTGCAATACTAGCTGATAAATTACCCCAGTTTAAATATTGAATAGTGGGGTATGGATTATCAGTTAAACTAGCGTTTAAATTTACAATAATACCACTACCACTACTAACTTGATATGTAGTAGATCCAGTAACAGCTGTAATTAAACCTCCATTTAATAAACCAGTATATAAGTTACCTTCTAACCAACGTAAACGAGTTGTATTGGTGTATCCTTTACTATTTTGAGAGAAATATAAGTCATTTGTAGATCCACTTACAAAAATGTAAGAAGCAGATACTGAAGTATCTATATTTGTTGTTACAGGATCAAATCTATGGTATCCTGTTTGTCTAATATCACCAAATATTTGTACTGATGCTGTAGTAGCTGCTTGAGATCCTGAAATTATAATGCTACCAGATAATGTTGTATTACCAGTTAATGTATTGTTTCCTACTTGAGTAGTAGAACCACTTACTAATAATGAACCTGTAATTGTAGTTGATGAATTACGGAAGTTTGTTGTGCCAAATATATTAGTAGATCCACTAATATCAACACTGCCACTTAGAATAGTATTTCCTCTTAATGTGTTTGAACCACTAGTAAATAAGCTTCCAGTTACTGTTTGAGTACCTATAAATGTATTTGAACCAGTAGTAGCAAATGTACTACTGTCTTTACCATCTAATAAATCTGCATTATTAGAATAGCTAGAGGTTCCAAATAAAGAACCAGTTACACCATTAGTAACATTAAGAGAACTTAGGCTGGCGTCAGAGCCAGATACGATGACTTTTTTCCAAGATGGCATACTATATTACAATTTATACTGTGGTTAGATACATACACTTATGCCGTGTATATGCCTACTTCCTGTTAAGGCCTACAGTGTTGTGCATATAAATATGCAATAAGTTATTGCTTGCCTGATTTCTTTAAGTACAGGTTCTGTAGCTTTATAATCATATTATAAAACATTTCTACCTGATGCCCTTTCAAATCAGCATTACCTAATACCTTAAGTAAAAACTCTAATTCAGATAATTCCAACTCATTGTTTGATTGAGGTTGGGGTGTTGGTTGGGGTGTTGGTTGGGGTTGTGGAATAAATTCTGTTTGTTCTTGTTGAACAGGATTTTGTCCTACTACTGTGTTTTTTGAAACAAATGCCATAACTTTTTTAAAATTTATCACGAGTAAATATAAATATCACCACCGTTTGTTAACCACATATTACCAGTTCCGTTAGTGCCTCCCCAAGTTGGAGCAGCAGATGGAGCAGATCCCTGATTGATTTTAGCAGATACAACATATTCGTCAGCTGTTACTGATGTTGATGTACCTGCAACATCATACGCCATTGCCCATCTTCCATAGGTACCAGCTGATCCTGCTTCAATGAAGAATGCAGAGCCTACACCAGATGCATTGTATTGAGCAATGATACCAGAGTCTTGTAATGTATTAGATCCACTATTAATTAAAATAAACTGATCTTTAACGTATAGGTTTGTTGAGTTAATAAATGATGCAGTACCGTTAACTGTTAAGTCACCTTGTACTATTAAATTATTATTAAAGGTTGAATTTCCTGTTACTTGTAAACCACCAGCTTGAATTACAGAACCAGTAGCGATAGTTACTTGATTAGCATCTTCACTTATAAAGCTATTTGCTAAACCTGTACCTGTCCATTTTGTATGGTAACCAGAAGTTAAAGCAGCAGCACCTGAAATTCCTAATGTTACTGCAACTGAACCATTATATGATGATACGCTACCAGATAAACCAGAAACAAAGGATAATGCTTGTCCTAAAGCACCAATAAATGAACCACTAAATGAGCCTGTTAAGCTTGAATTAGCACCTGTTAATTGAATTGAAGTAGCACCTGTGATTGTAGTGCCATTATCAGTTAAACTAGAATCAACAAATTTACCAGCACTAGAATCCCATTTAGTAACAATATTGTTAGCTAATTGAGCAGCACCAGAAACAGCAACGGTTGCGGTTGTAGAACCACTATAAAGGAAAGGAACAACACCTGTACCTTGTGTTAAAGCAGGTAATTCAGCAACACCTTTAAAAGATCCACTGAAGGAACCAGTCATTGTTACACCAGTAGCACCAGTAGTTGCTACTATATTTCCTGTACCATTAATTGGGGTAGTTGATAAGTTCGAAACTGAACCACCACCGATTACTACTGAACCTGAGGTAAGGTTATCTACTTTTAATGCGGCTAGTTCTGCACTACTACCTGATACTATGACTTTTTTCCAAGTTGCCATTTGCTGAGTTTGTTAGAGTTGTCTAATAATAAATATTATTTAATCTAAACCCACGTACATGTTTGTAGAGGTAAACCAAATACCTCCATTCGGTGCTATGCCTGTTGGGTTTGATGATTGGGTTGCAAACTGTACAATGCTCTGCGAAACAGTCAATACAGGTTGCTGTGTTGTAAAATTTTTAATTATAAATAAATTACTATGTAACTCAGTATTTCCACTACTAGATACGTTAAAGTATGTGGTGCTACCTGATTTTATTAAAAATAAATTTGTTGGGTTGGTTTGGTTTTCAATAATTAAACTACTAGTAAAACTATTCAAACCAGTAAATGAAGCTGTACCAACAAACAATAATGTGTCTGCGTTTGATATAAACCCACTGCTTGTAGTTGAATTTAAACTTAACGAACCTGATATGATTACAGATTGTGAAAGTGGATTAACGTACGATGCAGTTAAAGTATAAGAAGCACTAGTTGAAGAACTAGCATATGATGCGGATGTTGCTAATAATGTATAAGATGAACTAATAGCCCAGCTTGATGTGCCTTGTAAACTACCAGTTACACCACCATAAGCATTTAGTGATCCACTTACTATTAAAGAACCAGTAACTAATTCTTGAGATGAAGTGATTATTTGCACTACTAAAGTAGTGGCTGTAATAGTATCTCTTACATTAAGTGAACCTGAAATTGAAGCACTAGTATTAACTAGAAACCCATATGAACCAACAGAAGCTGTATAACTTCCACTTGCTATTTGGGTTAAATTTAAATCAACAAATGAACTACTTAAATTTTCAAATGATCCAGATAAAATAGAAATACTAGAACTATTGTTAGTAATTCTGGTATCAAACGAAGCACTATCTTGTCTGTAGCTACTACTTAAAATTGCTAAGCTCCCACTTGTAGAGGTAATTCTACTATCAAATGAAGCACTAGCAGATACAAAAGTTGATGTTAAAGTATAATTAGGAGCAAGTGAAGCAGTTGCTGCAAAAGATGAACTTACAGCTTGTGAGGCAGTACCTAATAAACTACCTGTAAATCCATTAGTTGATGTAATAGAGCCAGTAATGGTCTGAGATCCACTAACAAGCAATGAGCCTGTTATTGTTAGACCTCTACTAAAATCACTCTGTTTGACACCAAATTTAGCCATTGTTATGCGAATTTACCTATTGCTATTACTTCATCAATAGATTCTAAAGAATATCCTAATGAAGCTGTGTTAAAAGTAAGCGTAACATTTCCTCCAGCTTCTACTAGTGTAACTAGATCTGGAGAGATATTTTGACCGTTTATATAATAGTAGAAACTATCAACGGATGTTGGTGGAAGAGAAGATCCAACTGGTGGTTGTAATAAACTAGCACCTGTAAATATTGCTGTATTTGGTACAGTAATAGTATCTGCTGTTTTAGATACATTAGCATTTAAATAATTTAAATCACCAGCAGATCCAGGATCAATAGTTATATTACTAATAAGAACATTATTACCTCCACCAATAAATGATGTAGATCCAACTGCTTGAGAAGTTTGTGTTTGAGAAGCAGCATTAAAGGTTTCACTAGCATTACCTACAACTTCCATACCAAATACTACTTGTGAAGTAGTATACCCTAAACTAGAATTAGCTAATTTTTTATTAATGCTATCTGGTATTAGGTAACCATTTACTCTTAAAGTAATAGATGTTTGTGCAAATCTATCTTCACCAGTGTTGATAGTAGTAGTTGTAGCTAAACTATCTAACATTGTTCTAAAATGCCATCTATTTTCATCACCCCAATATGAGTCAGAAGCAAATTCAATCGCTTCAATTATTTTATTATTTTCAGCTACATAGTTTGTAAATACAACTACATCATATGTTACAGTAACATAGTCAGGTACAACTGACATGTAATATTGTTGAGATGGTTTTCTATTTGTTAATGCAGAAAAGCTATCATAAAAATTTTTTGCATTATATCTTGATGGAAATAATTGAAATAAAGATACATTGTTACCATCTATTTTATTACCTAAGTTACGATTTTTTTCAACATTAGTTCTTTTGTATATAACTAAAGGAATAGTAAGTTTACCATTACTATCTCTAAGATACCCATCAGCCTGTACTGATTGCCATCTTTCAGGTGATGCATATATTGTAGGTACAGCATGTGATTGTCCGTCTAAAACAACCATAGGTTTAATTACGTTATCAAAATAATATTTAATAGCATAATCAATATCTTCTAAACCAACATTAATGTCTTTTATTTTATCGTTTTTACGAGATATTTCGTAAGCACGATTTTTAGTAAATAAGCTATCAGCAGAAGGTTTACCTTGGCTTTGTAAATAAGCTGGTGGTAAAGCCTCTTGTGTAACTTGAGACTGATTTTTCGGTATTGGTTTACGAATACGGGTCATTATATTCTACCTTTTCTTTGTAATTCTAACATTTTATCCAAAGCATTCATTGCTCTAAATAATTTATTATATAAAGTATTAATTTCTTTAGCTACATTCTTAATATCAGGATTAGAAGAAAAAGTAAATACATCAAATTCTTTTTTATTTTGAATTACTTCTCTTTTAACCTGGTCCATTTTAGGTAAATTAATTACTTGAGAAGATACAGTTTCAGGGCGATTTGGATCTGGTGGCATTTTAACCAATAAAGATCCTCTTTTTAGTAATTCTTCATATTCTTCAGGAGTTAAATCAGCCATAGTTACTTGTTTATTTGGATCTCTATCCATATAAATTTTACTTGGTCTGTTTAACTCGTTGATAATGTCTAATAATTTCATTTTATATAAATTAATATGATCCTACTTTTATAATTGTGTTATAACGAGGTATAAATTGTAGTAAACCAGGAATTTTATTTTTAGTTACGGCGTCAATACCTATATCTTTAACTGATGTTTTAGCATCACCTCTACCAATATATTTCATTTTTAATAATGAATATTCGTATTTGTCATTTGCCTTATTATCTAAAAAATCACTTTGTTCAATAGTAACAACTACAACACCATTCAATGCTCTAATCTCATTATAAATTTCAACCTTATTTTGATCGGCTGCTGTTTTAATAAGCACATCACATCTGAATATTGTAATGCCTTCGTTTAATAATATTTTACCTAATAGTCCCATTATGTACTATATTTTAATATATTTAATTTACTTGTTCTTGTTAAATATGCTGATAAAACATATAGTATTATTTGGTTTGGTGTATTACCTGCTGGTGGAACAGGTATTGCTCCTGCTGATCCGGGTAATGTTACTACTTGCCTATCAATACTATTTATTTCATAATATCTTTGTTGATCAGTTATAATATCTCCTACTTCAGGAGTAAAATTATAAGTGGTTTCAAATTCAGTTTTGCTTACAGTTATTGTTATTGTTTGGTTTGTATCAACACCAAATTCAGTATCTGTATTTGTTATTACTCCTCTTTCAAGTAAACATTTTATCTCAATTGGAGGATAATACCATTTTTCAAGGGCCTCTCCATAAATGTTCGGTTTAGTATTATACAAATCAATCTTAAAATATCCAACTTTTTGATTGGAATAATTAATCTGAGCATTTAGATTATTATTAATAACTGGATTTGGTGTTACAGATCCAGTAGGTTGAATAGCCGATCCTGTCGGAGCAGGTGGTCGTGGTCCTGGAGGTGATGGAGGTGGCGGCAAAACTGTTGGAAGTTTTGGCGATGTTGTTCCTGTTGGTGGATATTTAACTATTCCTCCCATTAAAATATATAAATTGGTAAAGGTATTTGTTGTAATGTATCACGATGGAATTGAGATTCTTGTTGCTTTCTTTCCAACTGCCCTCTTCTAGAGGTTTCATTTAACATTTCCTTTAGTTCAGTAATTAAATTTTCTTTTTCTGTTCTAGCATCTGTAATTAATTCAGATCCTTGAAGTGGTCCTACACCTTGAATATTAAGATTAGCAAATTGAATACGAATGTGTGCTTCAATTTCACGACATAGAGCTAAAGTATATTTTAATACCCAAGCTCTACCTACAGCATTAATTCTAGAATATATGGGATTTCTAAATGGTGCATTCATTACATCCGTTACAATATTATTTCTAGGATCTTTTACAGCAGTAAACTTATCACTTATTTTTACATATTCAAAGAATAATTTTTTATTCTCGTATGGAATAGGAAATATTCTTAGTTTATTATTTTTAATATCAAATGACCAAGCTGCTTTTCTAATTTGATCGTTAAATTCAATTGCTTGAATTTTTTGAACGTCAAAGTTAATTGGCATCAATAAGAAGTTAATACCAGGAGAAAATTGACCAAATCCAAAAGATTCCAATAATGATTGGATACCAGTACCTGTACCCGCATATGGGTCAAAGTAACGAACGATTGCAGGTGGTTCTTCATAAAATATTCTTCTAACTTCAATTCTATCACCTGGTTCTAATGATGCTGAAGCTAAAGCCCAAGCATCTAGATCATAATCTTGAATACCAGCTGTCATTTGTAAAGCACCACTAATAACATTATATTTTCCTCCTACTCCTACTTCTGAGGCATAATCTTCAGCAATTGTTGTAGTGATAGTAGCTAAATTGTTACTGATTAATCTATTGTTTAATGCTGGGGCATTAGTGTCTTGAATGTAAACTGTTGGGATAGAACCAGTACCAAATACAGGTGATCCACCTGCAATTTGAGGTGATGTTACATATGTGTAAACATAAGAACCAGTAGTTGTGATAACATAAGGATTGTTTGTTGTACCTGATCCTGATGTTAAACCACCAAGTTGATTAAATTGATTATAAACAAATGTACTTAAGTCTAATTGAATACCTAATACTTGGTCTGTATAGTCAGTAGCAAATGTTAATGTTTTAACTTGTTTAGAGTCAAGTGCAATAAAATCAGATAATGAAGCTGATATAGCATAAATTTCACCATCAGCTATTGATTGAGAATAAGCTGGGTTGAAACCAATTTCTTTCCAAGTTGCTAAACGAGGACCTGACCAAGATACTGGTGAGTTAACATCAATACTATTAACAAAAGTAATCTCAGCATTATTAAATGGTTGAGAATCAGAACCTTCAATATTAATATAATTGTCTCTGATTTTGAATTGATAAACCATATTACCATAGGTGGTAACTGCTTCTTCATAAGCAGCATATACAGTTAAATCAGTAATATTTAATTGAGCAGCGCTAGCTACAAAATTTCCTGTAGCAACATCATATGTTGGGCCAGAAATACCTAAACGCTGTGCAACAAATCTAGCAGCATTTTTAGAATCTCTAACAAACTCTGGGTCGTTTGTATAGTATTCAAACGGGGTATTGCCTTTAACTGGTGTTAAGTATGCAGTATCTCCATAATATACGTCGTAAAGGTCTTTGAGATTAATAGCCATTTATAAGTAGTATTTAACACGTATAAATATAACTATTTTCCGTATTCGTATTCAAGTATCTTTCCGACTAGATCTGATCTGTGGTTTTCTTTTAATTTAATCCACTTGATTTCTTCGATTTTTTTAGATAATTCGATAACATAACTTAAGCCGTTTATTTCGCCTGTATTTGACTTGATATCGGTCTGTTCGTTGTCACCGTTAATAACAATCTTACCAGTTTTACCCAGGCGTGTCAATATGGCTAGCATTTCACCTTTAGTTAAGTTTTGTGCCTCCTCGACTATCAGAATATCGTCAATTGTTTTACCACGGATGAACTGGACTGGTAATGCTTTTACCTTACCATCCTCTACTAGTTTAGCTACTTCTTTTTTATCTGAACAGCATTTGTTTAGATTTTCTAGTAGCGCCTCCATATATGGATCGAATTTACCGTTGATATCACCTGGTAAAAATCCTAATGATTTACCAACTTCCACAGCGGCACGTGTATTATATATACACTCAATTTGTTTTTTCTTAAGGAAATCTAAGGCGGCTTGAGCACATACTAATGATTTACCACTACCTGCTCTACCTGTTATAACCACTACTTGGTTTTCAATTATTAACCTTTTTGCCTCTTTTTGCTCTTCGTTTAATTGAACAGCATTGATAACTTTAATGTCGTTTTTTCTCTCACGATTAGGTTCACGCATGTATAACGATTTGGTTACGTATACATATACAAAAAAGTGCCTGACCTTACGGGGTCAGGCACCAGAGCTATAATACTGAGACTATAGCGGGGAAGTTATATTACAAAGTGTTTAAACCAGCAACATATACTTTACCATAGTAGTCAGGACGGATCATCTTCTTAGCGTAACGAGTCATCAAACCTTTACGTGGAGTGAAGGTATTTGGATCGTAAAGAAGTGGAGTCATGATCAATGGAACATATGGAGCGAATACAGCACCGCATTCTAAGAATTGAGCACCTTTGTAACCCATTAAGATTACGTTCTCAGTCATGTAAGGGTTTTTGTAAACCTTATAACGAGAATTTAAAGTACCAACTTTCTGAATACCGAAGTTGAATTCCATTTTCTCACCATCACCATCAGAAGCAAATCCAGGGATTGATTCTAAGATAGTAGCGATAGTTGGAGAAGTTACTAAGAAATTAGCACCACCACGAAGAGTTAACTGATGGATAGTGTTAGATACTTTTTGTAACTTAGTTCCTAAAGTTTGGAACCAACCACCTTGTGTATTGTAGAAACCTAAGTTGCTATTAGCTACACCAGAAGCGTTTACAGCTTGGTTGTTAACAGCAGACCAGTATTCAGTTGTGAAAGCGTTCTCAATTAACATATCTAAGATTTCTAAATCGATTTCCATAGAGATGTATTGAGATAAGATACCAGTTAATTCAGCTTCAGCATCAATGCTATGGTAAGCATTTAAGTCTTGAGCGAATTCTGGAGTCCATTGTGCTTTTAACTTACGAGTTTTAGCAACGATAGCTTCAGATTTTAACTGAACGTTGATTTCTGGGATAGCAATAGCTGAAGAGCTAAGAGCGTTTGGATAACCACCATCGCCACCATTACCAGAACCACCAGAAACTGATTGATCTTCGAAATCACCACGTGCAGTAGCAACTGGAGCAACGTTGAAGAACAATGTTACAGTTTGAGTAGGGCTATTAGCTACTAATGAGCCAGTAACGATAAATGAAGCTGTATTGTTAGATACAGTAGTGAAAGCTTGTAATACATCAGTTACACCGATAGAACCAGAGCTGAATACGAAAGCACGGATACCATTCTGATCAGCAGCTGATGGAAGTGGAACTAAGATCTTCTTCCAACCAGTAGCAGCAGAAGCTGAGTAGTTAGAATCCAAGTTAAAGTCAACCCAAGTTGTTGAACCAGTGATAGCAGCAACAGAAGCTGAGAATTGGTTGATAGAGTAACCGAACTTACCAGCACCATAAAGTGATTGAGAAGTGATATCAGTTACGTTAGTAGTTTGGTTAGCACCGTAAAGTGAACCACCAGTTTGGAAAGGACGAACACCTGTACCATACTTGAAATCAAGATAGAATACAAGACCTGAAGGTAAGTTCATCGGCTGTACAGAAACGAATTCTTTAGCAGCGATTTCACCGAATACACGGCGAACTAAAGGTAAAGCTACACCGTTCCAAGCTTCTTGAGAATAAGAACCACCACCGATAGTAGCAGTACCTGTAGCAGAAGCTTCGGTTACTAATTGTTTAGCCTGATTCTCAAGGAGAATAGACATTGTGTTTTTGTCAGTAGTAGTCTTGATACCTTCTAAAAGGCCAGATTTTTCCCACTTGCTAGACAAACGTTTTGCATCTTCCATTACACTCTTGTATTGGTTAGATGACTCTAATAATTGTTGTACGTTCATTTTAAAATGAATTAAAAATTAAAATTAAATTGTTTACTTAATACCTGCAAGCATTTGCCATCTTGATACAGTAGCATCTACCTCAACGATAGGCTTCTTAGGGGCAACACCAGCAGCTTTAGAAGCAAATCCTAATGATTCTTTAACGATGCTCTTCTTAGATTTTTCAATAGCACTGTTCATAGATTCAAAAATTGCTTTAGCTTCTTGTGCAGTAGTTGCTTTATCAAATTGTGCAATTACTTTAAGTTTTTGTGATTCGTTCAAATTCTTAGCTTTGAAGATTTTGTTAACATAAAGTAACTTAGCGTTTAATAAGTTTACTTCGTGTAACTCGTTACGAAGAGCTTCGATAGTATCGATTGCTTCTTTCATTTCTTCTTTGTCTTCTTTTTTCTTGTCTTCTTTTTTCTTAGCTTCGTACATTTCTTCTGTATCGTCAGCTTCGTCAATTGAATCAAGTTCAGCTAGTAATTCTTCTAAATCGATTTCGTCTAAATCTTCGTCTTCTTCAGCGATTTCTTCAGTTTCACCTTCCATTTCACCGTCGATGTTTACAGCCATTTCTTCTTCACCACCCATATCGCCCATGTCAGCGCTCATGTCACCCATTTCTGGAGCTTCGTCACCGCCAATTTCAGCAGAGATGATGTCTTTGATAATGTCTTTTAATTCATCAACTGTTAAGTCAGTGATTTTGTCTTCGCTTTCAGATTCGTCTTCTTCAGACTCTTCTTCTTCTTCTTCTGTTTCTTCTTCTTCTTCTTCTTTAGCTTCGTCCATTTTTTCTTTATCTTCTTTCTTTGCTTCATCAAGCTCATCTTCTTTGCTTAATTCAGCTAAAATTTCAGATAAATCGAAATCTTCTGAAAGCTCATCTTCGTCGCCTTCTTCAAGAGCGAATCCTTTAGCTCTTTCAATATCTTGAGAGATATCATCAGTATCGGCAGAAGCGAAGGCAGATGGAAGTGATTCTTCCATTTTTTCTTCATCTTTTGCTTCATCTAAATCATCATTATCCATTTCTTGTAACTTTGCAGCTAACATGGATTGAAGTTTAGGAGCTAAGGCCTCTTCAAGGGCGGCTTTTGCGTTTGCTAACGCTGCTTCGCGAACGGCTTTAGCGTCGGCGATAGCCTCTTTGAATAAGTCTTTGTTTGACATTGTCCTTAAATTTAATTACGGAAATAAGATTATTGGGAATCTTAATAGGGGTTTTTAATTATACCCAGGTTACATAGAATTAGTAACCTATTATAGGATGATCATAAATATATGTAGATACTTAAAACCGCGAATAATTAGTTGTTTCCCTTAGATTTATCGTATACCTTTTTAGCAACAACAGCTAAAATAGCACCTGCTATTGCTCCTAAAACGGTTTCTACTATATGAGATGGAGACTGTCCTAACATTATTTGAGTCTTAGTTAAAACGTCTCCTGCACTTGCTAAATAATATGCCAAAGCACCCCCACCAACTAATCCAGTCCAAAAAGAACCACCAACATCTAACCCTTCTTCTTCATTAATTGGGTTATCTTCTGCTTTTTTAGCCATGCTTAATGCTAATTTTTGAACTATAGAAGAATCAATATTTTCAGATAATTCTGATGGATTAATTCCTGATTGGCTTAATACGGCTTGCAGTTGTTTAAGAGCTTTTGGATCTTTAGATATTTTATCAGCTATGTTATCAACAACAGGAGATTTTTCTAAGCTATTAACTACTTTTGTTACTTGAGAAGCAGCATTTTCAGGAGATACTTCTTGATTTTCTTCGGCTTCATTAATAATGCCAGCTAAGTGCTGCATTCTTTTGATTTCGTTGATTTGTTGTTTCATGGATATAAATATTAACAAAGAGGACAAACCCCAGTTGCGTTACAAATAATCTCAGTTATTAAACCATTTACTTTACTATAATCTTTTACTGACATATGCTTTTTAGATTCAGCTAATGTCATATATGCTTGTGGGGTTGATGGTACTGATACTAAATCCCAACACAGTAATTCAAAATCGTCTTGTACTTCAACAGTTTCACCTAATTGCTTAACTGAACCCATACCACGAGATGAGATACCAAGTGGAATACCTGATAATATAAGTGCTTTAGCAATATTACCACTTGGTGTAGGTAATAATTGTAATTTACCCATTAAATCGTTTCCTTTCCACCATACTTCAGTAATAACGTGTGATGTATTTGATAAGTTAACAACAGATGCTTCAGGGTGATCGAGTTCTCCTAAAGCAGTACGTGTTTTTACAGGACCTTCTGCATATTTTTTAACTTCTCTTTCAAGAATTTCGCGAGGATATACACGACCGTTACCATTCTTTTGTTCTGCTTCTTGTAATTTACCAACAAGGGTAACAAGAGATTTACCTTCACCTAATTGTTTATTTTCAACAATTGTAATGTTTGCTGTTTGGAAGGGAGTATGGTCTATTAATAAAGATTTCATATTATTATTTTTCTAGTGCTGCTAACGGATCAATCAAATTATCACGCCCATCAAAATATTCATCCATAGCCATTGCTATATCATCTATTTCTTGATCATCACTTTCCATTTCTGATAATACTTCACGTACAATTTCTTCAAGTTGTGATTTGAATTTTTCAAATGAAGCACCTAAATCTTTACCACCATAATTCTTACGTAATGGAGTTAAGCGATAAAATATAATATTACCAGTATCTTCATCAAAATCACTATCTGGTTGTACATTAAATTGTAATTTTAATTTTTCAATTGCTTCACCAGGTAAGGCATCCCAATATTGAAATCTTAAAAGAGCTTCATTTGGGTCACTAGTTTGTTGAATTTGAATATCATCAGATAAAGCTTTTAATGTAGCGTTACCATCTACAAATTGCATTACTTGTTTAGCAACCTCATTTGGTTCACCAATTACATTAAATCTAGCTTCTTTAAGCTTTTTTTTGTCTTCAGCTTTAGGCATTTTAACCTTTTGCATTTGGTTAACTAAATCAACCAATTCAGCTGTTTGTTTTTTCTTAGCTTTCTTTTCTACTGGAGCTTTTACTTTAGGAGCTGAAGGTGATTCAACACCAGCTAGCTTTAATGCTGTGTAGTAATATGGATTTTCAGCTAAATGATCTAAAGCAATTTTTTTAGCTTTATCTAAATCATCAGTATGTTCTAATTCAACCCTAATACCCATACGTAATTCTTGTGGATGGATTTGGTTTGGATTTAATTCAGCTTTAACTTCTTTTTTCTTTTTAGCTTCATTTAATTCTTCTTCCATTGGGTCAAACTGAGACATGATAGCTTCTTCACCAGCTTTTTCATCTTCCATTTTTTTAATCATTGCTTCCATTTCATCATCTTCACCTTCATTCTCATTAGTCCAATCAACATCAGAATCATCTACTGGTTCGTTATAGTTGTCAGCATATGCTTTATTACCAACTGATTCTTCTGGATATTTAGTTGCTAAATCATCTTCATTTATGTTATACTTAGCAGCTACCTTAGCAATAGCTTCAGCATATGAATTGCCATCTTCCATTTCAGATTCAAGTTCATCTAAAAGATTGTTTTCTCCTAAAGCAGCTTCAGTTAAGATAGCTTTGTTTTTAAGGATTCTAACAGCATCATTAAATGAAGTTACGTTAGTAACATATTGAGGCATAGTCATACGTAAATTTCTCATGAAATTAACTTGAGACATTCTGCCTTCTTTTAAATCGCGGTATTGGTTTTGTATACTTTTCATATTATTATCTGCCTTGTCCTCTGTAAGCTTTTGGCTTTGGAGTGTGTTTATTGAATGATTTTTGAGCTGATCCGTTTTTGCGTTTGCCAAAAGAAACTTTATTAGGGTTTCCTGCTGCTTTAGCTTTTGCCATTACTGCTGAAGGTTTTTAATTTTATTGTTAAGATGGTTTACCATTTCTGAAATAGTAGCAACATTCTTTTGGGTTGCTTTCCAGTATTTAATTCCTTCTTCTCCTTCGCTTAATTCTTGTTTCATACGAGATGTATATTCTACAATACGATCAATTTCTTGTAATTTGCGTTTTACTTCACGAATTGCTTTGTGTAATTGTTCGTTTTTAGTACGGAATTTAACATCATTTTTGAACTTAGAATATGTTACTTCGTTAAGTAATTCTTGTTCGATGATCTGTAATAGTGTTTCGTTCATTGAAGATTTTTTACCAGGCCATAATTCTTTATAATCAAGTACTTTGGAATTTTTAGGCATTCCTTTAGCAAGTTTCCAACCTTCTTTTTCAGCATATTTGGTAGCGGCATTTGTTTTTTGCCCTGGTTTACCAAAAGCAGCAGGGGTTAAATAACCAGGAACACCAGCAGAAGTAGAAGTTTCTTCTAGTTCTTGGCGTACTAATTCTCTTATATATTCTTTTAAATCCACTACTTAACAGATTTTAATTCGTCAATTAATTGATAATACTGTAATAACGAAACTATATTTTCATCTTTTACGTTTTGAGTCTTATCTAAAGGATGTAATAAAGTAACTACCTCAGCTAATTTAATCTGAGTAGTTTTGTCAGCTACTGTAGGAATTAATGTGTTAATTTCTTCAGTAATAACTTTAAAGTTATTGTTAACAAAATCACGTAATTTAGTTGTGTTAGTGATGTTGTTGATAAATTCTTTTAATGTTAATTTTTGGCGATCTGATAAAGTAGCATATTTGCTATTGAATTTTTCTAATAACATTCTGTATGCTAAAATACGAGATCCCTTATCCATACCAGCATATTCTTCCATTACACGATCCTTAACACCTTCTTTATTTACCTCTTTACGAGTGATGTGTTCAAGTAATGTAATTTTATTATCGATGATTTGCTGCGGTTCAGTGAATTCCAATGAATTGTGAGCTTCAATTAAATTGAATGCAGCAGCGTATTGCTTATAATTGCTGATTTTGGCTTTAAAGAATTCTTCTAAATCATATGATTCACGAATGTCCTTAATTAAATTATATTTTTCCTTACGTAAAGCTGTTTTGTTTAAACGCAAAGAAGCCTCTAACGTTGAATTAATGAACGTTTCGGCTTTAGCTTCAGACAATGATTTAGGCTGAATTAATGCTTGATATAATTTATATTCTTTTGCTAGTTCAGATTTGCTAAAATACTTTCTAACCAATCCGACAGCAGCAGAATCCTTATTTGATACAGTATCAGATGCGATTTGTCTTACGAGCAACTCGAATAATATTCCTGTATTCTTAAATTTGCTGTGTTTAATTTTCATAATCAATAGTGTGCACTACCTATAAATATGTATTTACTGTATATCCTTGATATTTTTTTCGTCTAATAGTGATGGTTCTTGATCAGGTCCCATTACGATTTCCTTGCGCTTACCTTGTAAACCTTCAAATAATTTCTTATTTCGTTGGTATTCAAACATTGCTTTTGGAGTACCGCTACCTTCTTCAGGTTGATTTGCAGTATATAATGTACCGTTTTCAATACTACCTAATGGATCTTTACCTAATGGGTCACGTTGTGTACCTTTAATAGATGCTTTTTCTTTAGGACGACCAACAGGACGATCTTCGTCATATCCCGGAGGTACAGGACCATCAATATCCATTCCTGCTCTACCTTTACCATATAATGAAGCTAAATCATGTGGAGTACCATATGATTTACCAGTTTTAGCTGGATCATTACCTTCATTTTCAATTTGGGCTAAGCGGAATACACGTTTTTTATCTTCAATTACTTGATCACGATAATCATCATATTGATCTTCACTAAATTGGAATACTTGATGATAAATCCAATCTGAAGGTAATAAATTTGTATCTTGTATTGATTTAGCTAAGTCAATTTTTTCCTTCCATAATGCTACTTTTTCTTGTTCGTAAACAACAGACGGAGTAGTTAATGATAATTCAAAATTAGTTAAGGCTTCACCATCATATCCCTGAACATATAAGTGTACTAATGCAACTTTATACAGTTCAGACAAGGCAATACGTTGAATACGTTCAACTGTGCGAGCGAAGCGAATATCTTCAGCAGCTAATGTAGCTTTACCTTGTAAATCTTTTTCAAATCCAAAATATGCTTTAGGTACTTTAAGAGCAGCTAACATTTCATCACGTAAGAACGCAACGTCATCAATAGCATTATATTCAAGACCCTTAATAGTATCAATCTTAGTTGCAGTATCGTTACCACGAGTTGGAAGATAAAAGTCTTCCATCATATTCATCATGTTGTAACGTAAGTTATACTCACCTGTTTGTTGATCCATGAATGGAGTTTTCTTCATCTTCTGCATAATCTTCTGCATGTAACCATCTACCTCATTTGGAGGAATGTTACCAACATTTACAGTGAATACGCGTTTTTCCGGGGCACGTGTAATACGATGCAACAACATTGCATCTTTCATTAGCACATACTGCTTATAAGTTTTACGAGCAGGCTCAATGTACGATCTACCATAAGGTAAATAGTTAGCGTCAGTTAATAGCCTAAAGTGAGCAATTTCGTAGTTTTCAAATTTAATTTTACCATCTCTATCTTTCACACGTGATACAATACCACCAGCCGCGATCACCATTGGATCGATACGGAAACACACATAAGATGGGTTTTCAGGATCTTGTCCTTCTTCACGAACCATATCATATACTGAAAGTGGGGTAATATTATATACACCAAATTTTTCAGCAATTTCCATATGTAAATACCAGTCACCGTATTTACACATATTTCTAACCCACATCCATAAATTAAACTCAATGTTTAAAACATCGTAGAATAAATTGTATAAAATACGTTGGATATTTTCGTCAGCGCTTCTGATTTGTAATACTTCTCCTGACTCATTTTTTAGAGTAGATTCATCAGCAATAATATCTAATGCGGATGATATGATTGATTCTGTATCCATTGCTTCATAATCAGTGTATAACTGAATACGAAGTGTTTGGTAGTTCATCGTTGGGTTATATGGCATGTTTGCACCATAACGATGAAGCTTTGTAAATCTATCTATGAGAGCGTTTGTTTTTACGTTACCATAGGCTTGCATGTGATCTACGTCTACTACCTTTAGTTGATTACCACCAACATTTCTGATGATAACATCAGTTGAAAATAGACGTGTTAGCCTAGTAAACAAACCTGGTTTTTGATCTGCCATTATTTTATTTTAATTATACCAATAAATATTTATTACCCTAATATCCATGACATATCTTCGAATTGACCACGTCCGTTATTTACCATATACGGGTTTTGTTGGCCGCTAGGTAACATAGGAACTGATGTGTCAAATCCTGTTCTAGATATGCTTGATATCATTGCTCTGTTTAAATCCATTCCTTGTTCATAAAAACGCATCGCTGTATCTCTAGTGAACAATCCAATACCTAATGACATTACTAGGTCATCATTGTACCCGTTTTGTGCTTGTGCTTTACCATTTTGCCAGATAAACACACGTAATTCTTCTAATAAACGCTTAGAATGGAATATAAAAGCCTTTTCTCGAATATACGACTCCATTTTTGAGATAACAAGTGGTCTTGTCTTTGCTGATGTAGTAAATCCAGGAACTGTTTGTTCAGATTCCATTTTACTTAACCATTTATCTATTTGCATTTCACCATAAGCACGAGGTGAATAATACATTTTAGGATACCCTTTATCTATGATGGTATTAACGACATCCCAACCGACATTAGCATTTTCAACCACAAGTAAAGCATTATTATACTCAGTAGCAACAGAAACAAGCATATTACCATAAGTACGAGTGTCAACTTGGGATTTATATTCTGCCACTTGTTCACACGTTGTAGCATCGATGACATGAAACGCTGAGTAGTCCGAACCATCTCCGCGAGCAACGTCAGCACAAACCAAATACTGCTTAGTATAATCAGGATACTGCCAAACCCAAAAATCGCCACCCATAAAGCGGCGTTCAACAGGCTCTTGTATATAAGTTTCTTCATAAAAAGATAATAAATCAGGTTCAACTACTGAATTACCAGAACCTAAGAAGTCACAGTCATATTCTTGAGCAAATTCACGTGGTGACATGTTTGCACGCTCTGTAGCTTCCCACTTTTCATCTCTATCAGGATGTAAATCCCATCTTAATTTAATCGCTTTAAATTCATTCTTCCCTATTTCAGCCTCACTATACATTTTATGAAACCAGTTACCAACACCGTTTGGAGATGATAATGCTATAATTCCTCCACCTGTTGCGATGGTTGGTTTAATACTTGTATAAATTCTATCAATTCCTTCAATGAAGGCAGCCTCATCCACAATCAATAATGAAACAGCATAAGATCTACCTGCATCTGATGCAGCTGATGTAGCAACAATTTGAGAGTTATTGGCTAGTTTTAGTGATAGTTTATTATCTGATATTGGTTTTTGATTGCCTCTTAACCAAGAAGGTAATGAATTGTACATAAACTGTACTTTCTCTACCATCCCTTTAGCTGTTTCTTGCTTTGTCGCAATACACAACACGGTTTTATCCTTATTAAATAGCATTGTCCATAAAGCAAATCCAGCTGATAGTGTTGAGATACCTAACTGTCTTGATTTATTAATAATACTAAATCTATTAGCTCTAAGATCATTTAATACATCCTCTTGGAATGGATACAAATGAAACAAAACTCTACCTTTAATTGGGTGAGTAATATAACAATATTTTCTAAAGAAGTGTACAGGGTCTGTGGCACATTTGATGTATTCAGCCTTGATTATTTCTTTAATATTCGCTTGACTCATGTATATAAATATATAAAAAAGGCCCGCCCTTGCGGACAGGCCTAGTTATGTGGGGGCGTGGGGTATTATTTTACTAACATCAAGTAAGCCAATCCACCAATCACTACATAGCTTCCTATGCGTTGGAATTTAGATTTTACTTTTAACTTGTTGTATTGTAATTCTAATTTTTGATATTGTCCTTCCCATCCTGTAATTTCTTTATCTTTATTAAGGATGATGTTTTTGTAGTTAAGTTCTTTATTAGCATATTTTCCAATAATACTATCTTTAACAGTTACTTTACTTTCTAATGTAGTGATAGAACTATCTTTTAATACAATAATTTGTTTAGCACCATCTAATTCTACTAAATCCTTAGCAACACTTACTAATACTGGTTGTGCTACTGGTAATGGGTTAGTTACTGTATCTTTAGGGTAACGTCTGTTAAGTGAACTGATTAATTCTTGTTCTGAATAAGAATCAACATTATTTTTCTCAATTTCAATTGTTTCAACAATCTTAATCACTTTTACTTTTTGATGTGCTAATTTATCTTCTAAAACATCACTAACTTGATTTAATGAATCAATTGCAGCATCTTCTTTAGCGATTTGATCATATAATGAATCGTTTACTTTATGTAAGCTATCCATTTGAGATAAAAATGCTTTATGCTCAACATTGTTGTTACATTTTTCAAATAATACACTACCGATTAATATTGCTATTACAGCAAATAAAACAATTGGTAAAACTTTTTTCATATATTTTATTTTTTTATACCTGCGTAATATTGCATTCTACCTTTTACCCATTCATCTAATGGTTCTTCTGTTTCTACATCTTCGATATCAATAGGCTCATATTTTTTACCTGTAGCCTTTTCTTGACGTTGTTGTAAGTATTTAGAAGAAGCAACTGCGTCAGCGATACGTTTTTCTAATGATGCTTTTAAATCACGTAAACGTTGTAATTCGTCTGATGGTCTATCACCAATATCACCAGCAACACCTTTTGATTTCTTTAATTTTAAGATGTTAGATTTAGTAGCAGCTAAACGATTTTCTAAATCAGAAACTTTCATAAATGCTTCATAATCAGCATCTGACATTTTAGCAGCAGATACATCTGCTTTTTCAATATCACCAATTTCTGGTTCTTCATCTCCAGCAGCCATTGCTTTAGCAAAAGTAGCATCAACTTCTTCATCGCTCATATCACCTTGAATAAAACCAAATTCATCATCGGTGGTTGCTTCAGCACCAGCATCAGCAGCAGGGCGACTTAAACGTGGAGCGCTTTGTGTACCTGATGGTACAATTGTACCATTAGCAACAAGAGCCATAAAATCAGCATTAATTGGATTTTGCTTATCATATCCTAAAGCACCAGCTACATCAATTTTTGACATTGGTTCTTCTGTAGACTGCATTGCAGTGATAATTCTAGCTTTTTTACCAGTAAAATCAGCAGCAGCTGCATCAGGAGCTAATTCATATCGTACTGCAACGTTTGCCATTTCGTCAATTTCTTCTTCAGTAATATCTTCTCTACCTGAAGATAAGTCAGATTTTTGTGCCTGCAAAGCTTTAATTTTAGCATCAATAGCTTTCATTTCAGCGTCTTTAGCCGTTTTTTCAGCAGGAGATATGTCCGCTTCGTTTACTGCCTCAGCAATAGCGGTGCGAATCATTTCTTTTAGTTCAGATCTTTTCATTTTATCGTTAATGTTATGCATATAAATATTAAATGTTTTGTAAAATTGTAGCGATACGTTCCTCAGTTGTACCCTCTATTGTAATTAGTCGTTGTGGTGGATATTCAGCTAAAGACATTTTAATAACCTCATCAATTTTACGTCTATAATGTAAATCAGTTTCACGAACACCATTATCTTCCATAATAACACCACGAGGATCAACATAAATAACTAAATCATATTGATTACGAAGCATCATAGCTGCTTCAACAAATGTACGTTTATCAAAATCACTAATTGATTTAGCTCCTAATGTAAATGCACATACATCCCATATTGTTCTGTCTGTAATGATATTTGGTTGTAGTAATTCACTAGCACGTTCAGCTAAAAATACAAACTGACCTGGTAATGTAGAATCAGTATTCAATGGAATACCTAAATCACGTAAGTATTTACTACGCTCAGTATGTACACTATGATCTTTAAATTGATCTAATTCACCTAATGCTCTAGCTAATGTAGTTTTACCTACACTCATTGTACCTGCTAATCCTATTCTCATTTATTTCTATTATTTATTTTTTTCATTTGACGTGCTGTCTTCTTTTCCTGCTTAGCTTGCTTTATTTGTTGCTTAATAGCCTTTTCAGCACCCGCCTTATACTTAATATCAACGTTAATAGGACCATGAAATTTATTTAAATCGTATGTCCATGTTTCAATAGTATATTCATCTTCATAAACACGAGTGAATTTACGTGGTGCTACTGCTGGTTCTATTACTGCTGGTCTTCCTCTACTCATATAATAAAGATATAATCTTTACTCTGCTTAAACTCTAGCGCCTGCTGCTTTACCAACTGCGGTTTTGTAAAACGGAACACCATTAGCATCTTTTTTAGCTGCTTCCCATTGAAATTTAGAGTATTTGATTCCAAATAAATAATATTCAGCAGCACGCTTATTACCTTGTGGAATGTAAGCGGGGCCATCAAAATTATGCATTTTACCATCTAAGTAGTGTACAATACTACCATCTGTTGTTTTAATTTTTTTAGTCATTGTTTTTATTTTATTAAATTTTCTGCAATATAAATCCCATGTGCACCTGATACTGTAATACCTCTAGCTGATAGGGCATCACCAGCAAAGTGTACATTTGGATATTCTGTTAATGATAAGTTATCATAGTTTACTAATGGTTCAGGTGATAAGTACTTTACTTCAGGCATATACATACCCCAATCATCACCAAATTCAAATACTTTATCCATTGATAGTATAAAATCATGAATGTAGGTAGCATATTCTCCTAATACTTCATAAAACCTAACTAAAGTATCAACTGGATAAGCAGCCACAGTTGTTCCTTCGGATGTTAATCCTGGGGTGCGAGTACGGTTGGGAGAATAATATAATCCTTTTCCATTAACTTGTAGTTTTGATACTACATCTCTACTCCACTTAAATGGATCTTCAATACCCTTAATTTCCATTAATATACCAAAGTTAGTCATATCATTTCTAAATTCTTCACCTTTCTTAGCGTGACCATTGTAGCTAACATCACCATATGTTTCTTCTACAGCAACATAAGCTGCATTGTTATTAGTACAGAACGATCTTAAAGATACATTATCAAATTTTTGATATAACTTAAAGTCATAAGATACATCAATTAATTTCTGGAAGTATTTTTGTGGTGCTTCAAATCGAACACCAATTTGTACTGATTTAGGTTCATTAGGTAGTTTATAATCATCAGCTAATTTTTGAGCAAAATCAATACCTGATTTACCTACTGCAAATATTAATTCATCATAATTAGTAAAGGCTCCTAATTCTTCTTTACTATTAGTAGCTGTTATATAATTTTCCTTAAAATTAATACTAGTAACCTCAAAGTTCCAAGCAAATGTAACACCTTTATCTAACAAATATTGATACCATGTTTTAGCAATTTCATGTAAGAAATTAGATCCAATGTGCCATACAGGGAACATTCTCAAACCAAAATATGGTTTAATAAATTCAGGTTCTTCCTGAGGATCAGACATGAATATTTCTTCTGGTTTAGGGTGGAAGCGAGTAAAGTTATCTACTACTTGTTTCATTAATTCCATTGCTTTTTCTTCACCACAGTATTTTGATAGTTGACCACCAATTGAGGTGTGGTATGTTAATTTACCATCACTCCATCCACCAGCACCAAGCATACCAGTCATTACCTCTTCAGGTAAGCGGTTAATTGGGTCATTACCCTTATCTATAATTGTGATTAGGCTACCATCATAGCCATTATCTACTAATTTAGTAGCGGCATTAATACCTGCTACTCCTGCTCCAATGATTACTATTTTCTTATTCATAAATTAAATTAAACATGTAAATATAATAAAAAATTTTGCCTTTTCAAAATAGAAGGTGGCCCACCTTTTGGGGTGGGCCACTACTCCAATATGATTATCTCTTACGAGCGAACGGGCAATGAATCCGTTCTGTCTTATTCTTCTTCGTCTAGTCCTTCTTTTTTAGGTTTACTTTTACCATAAGTTGGTTCAAAGTAAATCACAAATCTTACTTTTAATTTATTTCCTATTTTAAAGCTAGTTTCTCTATCAGTTGGACCTTGTATTAATGATGTTTTAATCATACTAGCAAAGTCTAATTTTTCTAATCCTGTTTTGATTTGTTTTTCTAAAACATCACCCATTTCATCTACGTTAGTTCTAGAAGCAACATCTTGTCCAAATGATAATTCTCTTAATAATTTACCATATACTACTCTTACTTGTATATCTTTACTAGATGTATTAGTTACAAAAGCGTAGAATTTATCTGCTGAGTAGTATGTTGTTTGTAGTTGGGTATTAATTTTATTATCTTTGCTGGATTTAATCTCAACTATTTTACCACCTATAATAGCGTCTTGTCCTCTACCTTTATTAGCAACATCGCTAGCTTCAACATTTTTTACTTTATTAGAGTAATTAATAATACATGTTTCTACTTCTTTACCAATATTACTTTCACGCTCAGGCACTAATTCTTCTCGTCTCCAATCAGCAATAGTATTAACTACTTCAGGAAATACAGTTCTTAATTCGCCCATTTCTGAGGAATAATGTTGTAAAGTGTAAGATGCTAGTTTATCAAATACTTCTAGTTTAGTAAGAACACTTTCATCACCAATATATGAAAATATATTAGTTAATTGATCGTCTTGATCTTCATTTAAAAGATCAATATTAAATTCTTTTAATATTTCGTCTAATATAGCTTTCTTTTTTGGATTGTTTATATCAACAATCCCATCATGGCATCTAAATGACCATTCACGTAATATTTTATCTATAACTGTCATTATGCTGCTGGGGTTTCTTCAGGAGTTTCTTCTTCTGCTGGAGGTGTTTCTGATGGTATTTCAGCAGCAGGTGCACTTGTAGCTGCGCTAAATGCTTCAGCACCAGCATCAGGTTTTTTCATTTCACCTGCACCACCATCTTTTTCATCAACAGCATAATCTAATTCTAAAACATTAGCTATGGCTTGTTGAGCTCTTTCTAATTCACCTAAATTTTGTGTATTATATTTTCTACCAGCTACTTTAACTGTATAATTTTTTCTTCCATCATATCTAATATTAAAATCTTCTCCATTGATCATTTCAACCATAAAAGTTGTTGGTTTAGGAGCAATAATAGATACATTAGTAACAAAACGAGCAAAAGCAGGAGACATTAATCTTTCCATTAGGTCTTTTAAACCAGGAAAGCGATATACTAGATACATTGCTCTTGTAGCTTTCTTTTGGCGTTGCTCTTCTTCTTGAAGTGCTTTACGAACAGCTACTTTAATGTATTTTTCTAATATTAATTTTTTATTCATTATCTTTTAGTTCGTGAAAACCTTGAGCTGCTTGCTCAATATAGTTTTCTGCTTTAGCGATATGGTCTTGAATCCATCCTGGGATATTACGTTCAGTATTGCCAAGTTTTTGTCTTAATTCGATAATTGCTTCTGCAATTGCTTCTAGGCTAGACACAGCCATAGATACTTCGTGGTCATCACCTTCTTTAATATTAGCAGCTATTGCTTTACGACGATTAGCTAAGTACTTATCTGTTTTATCTACTTTACCATCGTTATTAATATCGTCATCTTCTTTACCTACAGCATCTAATTTTTCATCCATAGCACGTTTTGTAGCAGTAGCATACATTACTGCTTCAGCATCTTTGCCATAGCGTTTTTTAAAGTCGCCTTTTGCTTTTTTCATGCCCTTAACAAGGGTTTCCTTCTCCTTCTTTTCAGAAGAAGTCATCTTTTTTTCTAGTAAATCAATTAGCTTTATCACTTAAAAAACGTAATTTATAAAGTAAAGAATATATTAATGCAACAAGTTCATCTACTTGGTTTTGAATGTATGAATCTTGAGCGATCATACCTCTACTTTTTTCAATGAACATTACTAATGTAATAAAGTAAGCTATAATAGCATCACAGCTTTGATATTCTTGCAAAGATACATTACTATATCCTTCAATAATACCGTACTTACCTTGATAAGATTCAACTAAACCATCAATAGCATCCACAATCTCTTCGTAAAATTTCTTTAATGCTTTGTGAGCAGCAAATGATGGAGTTTGCAAATGAAAGATGTGTGCCTGAGTACGGGCAGACATCAATGTTGATATGAATTGTCCTATTATAGCGTTTTCCATTATTTCTTAGCTAATGGTTTTTTCTTTTCTTCTTTCTTTTCGTCAGCTTTAGGCTCTTCTTTCTTATCGTCTTTTTTATCAGCCTTCTTATCAGCTTTTTTTACAGCTGGTTTTTTAGCTTTTTCGATAAGACCCATCATTTCTTTAACTTTTTCAGTTTCAGAAGATACTTTACCTTCAACATCAGAAATTTGACTATCAAGCATTTCAGCTAATTTAGCATGAGCAGCTTTGATTTTTTCTAATTCGTTTACAAATTTTTGCATATGAGCGTATTCAGCTACGAATCCAGATGTTTCACCACCTTCAGCAATTTGGTATTGACCCAATGCTTCTCTCATACTTTTAAGGCTTTGTAATTCTTTTTTAAGGTGTACTAATTTTCCACCGCTTTTTGGTAAGCCGCCTTTCTCCATTGCTTCTGCAATAGCTAATTTAATGACGTTACGTACTTCTGTAATATTCATGTTTTGTATTTTATATGTATAAATATGTTAATTAGTCCAAATCCTCGAGACCTGTGTCGTCTTTAGTTAAATCACGAGCTATGTCGCGCATTTCACCACTAGCCCAATTCTTTTGAGCTGGTGTTAATTCGTCGTTAATTGAATTTTCAATAAATGGGAAAAAATCGCTATCTGGTAGTTTGTATAATGATGCAAAAAACAATTCACGTACACGTGGATCATCTATTTGGCTTTGGTTATATATAGCAGATATAGCATCATAAATAAATTTACCATACTGTAAATCACGAGGTTCATTTGATAATTTGTCCACAGCTCCGACAATCGCTTGGTTTTTTTCTTTATCGGCACCAAAGCCTTCAGTTCCAACAATTTCATATAATCCTTTTACAATTTCGTGAACGAGCATTGGATAACAAATAGCACGAGCTTTAATTACAAATTGCTCATTTTCTTCATCATATTCCATCTCGCTCTCGCCACCTGGTGTATTTTGTTGTTGTGCAATCATAGCTAGCAACATAGCGATTGCATTTTCATCATCATATATACCAAATGATAATTTTAATATTTCATTATATTTTTCTACTAATTCTGGGTTGATAGCATCTAGATATTCTTTAAATAGCATAAACCCAAATGCACCACGAATAGACGCACCTTGTGTAATACCATTGATGATACGACGTTTAGCTTTCATCTTTTCAGGATCATCTTCACCAAAATCTGGTAATGATGGGTCTTGTTCTTCGTCTGGTTCAGGTAATTTAATATCTTCCATATCAACTATCTTAGCATCAATTTTGATGTTTGCGTAGTCAATAATTGGATAGGCATCAGTTACCATTTGAGCAGCTACCATATCTAATTCATCTCGATACCCATCTTCAGCTTGTACTATCTCAGGTACTAAAGTAGCAGAACGCATAACGGCTTGTCTCAAATCCTTGTTGCCAAGCATTTGACGTAAAGAAGCCCCCGATTTGCCTTTTAATGTAGCAATCGTTTTAGGTGAAAATATCTTTTCGTATTCTACTTCTGTTAATTTAGCCATTATTTTTTAGACTTAAAACGTTTAACAATTTTAGCTAACATCTCATCTTCGTTCATTGAAGCCTTTGGTTTTGGCTTAACATCCGGATTTCCTAGTGGACGACGAGGCTTTGGTTTTTCACCTGGTTTACCTGGTGCTACTGCTGGGTCTGGAGATGTTGATGGTTTGCTAGGTGCTGTTGCAGGTCCTTCAGAAAGTACCTTTGCAATCACTTCACGAATTACTTCTTTTAATTTATTTTTGTTCATTTTTTTCGTTTATATGTTTACGAAGTAGTTGTTTAAATTCTGTTATATGTGTGGGATTAGCACCTAAATATTCATTTACAAGATAATTATGAACTTCTGCTAAACCACGTTGTTGTAATACGTTTAATAAATCTGATGGGGAATTTAATGATAATGCATTATTACCACTAGCGTTACCGGTTAATACGTAATTACTATTACCTGGTTGGACATTAATAGATGCTATAATTTGTTGGTTAGCCAATCTAATAATATAAATCTTACTACCACTAGGAAGAGACATAACTCTACCTACACGACCTGCTGTTCCTAATAAATTATTACGACGAGCTGCTCCTCTATCACCATTTGGATCAACACGAGAGGCATTAGTAACATTTAATCTTCTCATAATTGCTCTTGGTAAGCGTAAGAATGCTACATCTAATCCAGTTTCATCCATTACTTCACGAACGTTAATATCACCTGCTGCTGCTGGAGCTGCTGCAGGACGAGGAGCATTTGGTTGACCTGCTGGTCTTCCTCTTCTACCAGTTGTAGGAGCAGCTGTAGCAGCAACTTGACCACCTAATAATTGTCTTGCTAATGCAGTTGGTACATTTGCTTTAACTAATTTACCAGATTGATCAGATATTTTAAAGCTTTCTCTTGGATTTGCTGTATTAATAAGTAAAGCTGTATCACCATTCATAGCTGGTTTTAATTGACTATCTGCTGTTACTGGTGGGTTATTAGCTATAAAAGCTTTTTTAGAAGTTGCCATCATTGAATAGCCTTGACTACTTAATAGTGTTTTTAAACCATTAGAATCAAATGCTTGGTTTGTATTTCTTAAATAATCAAAATACGATGCCCATTGACTAGCATCTAAGTTATTACTAGTATCTCTACCTCTCCAATCACCTCCTCTTCCACCATAACCATAATCAACAAGTGTTCTTTGTTGACGAGGATCAATTGTAGAAGGCATTAAAAAGAATTCTGATCTTGATGTTCCTCCATCTGAAGTTAATACTACTGCTGAGGTTTCCCCTATTTGTACTATTCTTTGATTATAAGGAATAGCATTAACAACAGACGTTAGTGCTTCTTTATCTATAGTTACAGGAATATTTTCTTTTGTTTTAAATACATTTAATGCATTTTGTTGGAATGATTCATTATCTTTAGAATCAACAAATACTTGTTGTACCTCTTCATTATCAAATGGAACCGATGTTATTTTACCATTTTTATCTATTTTATATGAAGAGAATGAATTTGAGTCTAATATAATTTCTCCATCTTCTATTGGTTTAACTATTAGTGCAGAATTAGGATCATTTTTAGCATTATCTAATACTCTTGTAATTAAATCTTTATCAATTACTTCGTCTTGAGATAATTTAAGTAAATTCTTTAACGGAATTTTGTCTAGTTCTGGAAAGTCTAGTAAATATTTTGATGTGCGCTTATTTAATTTAATATCAGGGAAGTCATCTTCTGCTTGATATAATCCTACTTTTATATCATCACCTAATTTTAGTTTTACAATAGTAGAACCATCTTTAGTAACATATAGTCGTTCTGCTGATGGGACATCCCATTTATTAGATTTAACTAAGAATTTTTTAACTTCAAAAGGAATTATATCTGTAAGTAGATATTTTAGTTCAATTTTGTCTCTCATATTTGCTATGATTGACTTAACATCTTGATTTGAAAATTTCTCTAAGTTTTTAACTAATATTAAACTACTTACAATACCAGCATTAGTAGCAATAAAATTAGCAATCTGAGGGTATTTGGGTAGATATTTTTCTACAAACTCATCATTTTCTATATCTTTAAATAAATCCCCTCTATCTTTTCTAACAACTAAATATTGTTTTTTAGTTTCAAACGGAAATTTAGTCCACTCTCTAATAGTAACAGCTTCGCGTTTATATTGTTGGTTGACTTTCTCTTTTGTAGATAAAGGAATATATTTAAATATGTTTTGTAAACCTCTAACTGATGGGAAATTTTGTTCAATAAAACTCCATGGTTCCCATCTACTCCACTCTGTAGCTCTACCACCAACATCGTTATTTGATCTGTCTGATGCTTTGTAAGTATTATCACTACCAACAACAACAACAAAGAAACTTTTACGATCACTATCAGGTAAATTTGTATCTCTTACGAGATAAAATGTTGGATTTTTTCTATCAGAATCATAACGATAATTACCAAATGAGGTTTTAGTAATACACCAAGATTCTCCCCTACCAAAATTTAAACAGTTTTCCTCTTTAGAACCATTATATATAATTAAACCATTTTCATTGTAAACAACGTCTGGTGTAATATCATATTCTTCTACAGGTTCTTCAACACCTTTAGCTGATGTAACTATTTTAATTAGTTGAGATAAAGGAACTATAACTTCATATTTACCACCAACTTGTTTTACTAAATCTGTTCCTCCTTTAGAAATAATACCTGGTTTGATTTTGTCAAAACGATCAACATATGCTTTTAACTGGCTATCAGTAATGTTAATATTCAAATCATCAGCTTCTTGTTTATAGTGCTGGATGATTTGGTCTAATAATGCTTGTTTATATTCATTCAAAGGAAATGAACTATGAACTACATGTAATATAAATTTATCTATTGGTCTCATTACTTATTCAACTTTACTTTTGCTTTCTTAGTATTAGGCACAAATTGTTTGTTTGATGCTGCTTTTTTCTTTGAGGTAGCAGCGCGCTCAGCTTTAGTTAAACTATTTGCTTTAGCACGAGGTAAACAACGAGTTGTTTTATTACCTTTTTTCATTGTACCACAAGGTCCAGTTATGTTGCCTGCTGTATCAATACGAACCCAATCTTCTTTTTTAAACCAATCACGAAGTGATTCATTTAAACTATTATCGTGTCCACATTTATGACAAAGATATGGATCATCACCACCCTTCTCTAAATCCCACTCCCAACCACAATTTTCACATTTAACTTCGTCTTCATCACCTTCCATTAATCCTTTACACACTTTAACAGCACGACCAGAAAGGTAAGCTGATGGTTTTTCACCAGCAGCTCTACGACGATTGTAATAAGCTTTGCCTTTAGGACATAACTTTTTTTCAGCTATTATGTCTTGTAATATTTCGGTCAGTTTAATCATGTCTTTTATTTATTATAATCCCAATTAGTATCAGATGGACGCCATTTACTAAAATCTTCTGATTTCCAAATTTTAGTAGAATATTTAAAATATGGTTTTTCAGTTATATCATTAGTTCTACTTGGTTGATACCATTTAGTTCTATTGTTTGGCTGAGCACATATTTGTCCATTATCTAATTTTGATACATTATAACACTTATGTTCATTTGGTGTTTCACTCCAACCACAATCTATTTCATTTGGGTCAGAATGTGCTGTATCAATTGTAAATAAATATTCACCTTCCATAACGGATTGGTCTTTCATCGTAGTATACGTTTTAACACCTCTTAACACTCTCTTTTCAATTACTGATATATTGTACGATAAACAATCCCAAAGCTGTAGGAAATCTAATGGAAACACTTTATCTGTTGATTTTAGTGGTCTCCAACGAAACGCATGAATTGGTAATTTATCATATACAGCACCAAAGGTATCAATATATGTTTCAAATAACAATGCACGGTTGGGGATAGATTTTACACTAACCCAATGTCCTTTTTCCCACTCACCATCTCCTAATAATTTACCTTTTTCGTCTTTTTGAAAATCATATAAAAAACGTTTATCAATATAAACCTCGATTGGTGGTATATTTGCTACTAAATAAGCCATTACTTATTTCTTATTAATAATTCACCTAATACCTCTAAACGACCAACTTCACGTTGAAATTCGGTTTGAGTCATGTTTAATGATATCTTTTTATATGTTTGTTCAAATTCTTTTTTAGCCGCTTCTTTATCGAATTTACCTTCAGCTGCTTTTTTATAGTACGGAGCCTTAACTTTAAAATGATGCCATGTTAATAGAGATAATCCGCCTTTTTCTTCAGCGGTAGCAGCAATTTTAGCAGCACCTTTACCACGAACAGTAGCAAAATTTTCAAATGTTTCTTTTACTTCTTTTAATATATCTGATAGTTTAATCATATTACCATTTTCTACAAGACCAGTATCTAGCTTTAGTACGTGGTCCTGGGTTAGCACAATTATGTCTTGCTCTGAAGGCAGCGCGGCGTTTAGGGTTATTTTTCTTAATATTCATTCCCTTAGCACCAAAGTTAACTTTTACAACTTTACCAGTTTTAGGGTTTTTAACATACACCTTAAATTTCTTACTGTCACCGCGCATTGGCTTACCTAATGGTACAGTGCGACCTTGATACTTAGCTTCAAGTAAACAGTCACAATCAGCTTCGTTAAGTTCTTGTTGATACGACTCCATGAACTCAACAAATTCTTTTATGTCTTGTTCATTCTCAACGTCGTATTCTAATATTTCTTCTTCTAGAAGTTCTAATAATTTAATCATATACTTCCTGTACGTTTATCTGTTAGGTATTTAATTTCGGTACGTAATGCTGCCACTTCAGCTACTAATTCTAATATCTGTGCACGCATTTCATCTTTTTCTTTTGATGATTCAGCAAGTAATGCTTCTAATTTAGATATACGATCTTTGCAATCATGACGAATAAAATCTTCGTCACGTTCTTTGCGCATTGATTTTTTTTCATAGAATCGGAAAGCAGCGGCACTACCAAGAACGGTAATGGCTGTCATTAGAACTGTGTATATATTATCGGCATTCATTTGCTGTACAAGATGATTACCAATAAATATTAAGAAGCAATAGTGTCCTTTAATTCTTGAATGTGATCCTGTACCTCTTTGGTGAATTTCTCTTTATCAACACCTTTACCTTTCCATGTTTCTATATCACCCTGTTCAGTTACGAATTGATCATCAACTTCACTATTAAAGTCAATTAAAGCATCTTCAAGATCTTTAATATATTGCTTAACACCACCACCAATAAGGTTTTTAGCGTATTCTTCAAATCTGCCCTGGCGTTTTAATTCAGTCTCATAAGCAATAACACAATCAAAACATTTACTATGGATGGGCCACATTTTTTTATTTAATGTGTTATTTTTCATTGCTTTACCACAACTAGGACATGCAATGGGTAAATTTATAACTTTTTTTAATTCATCAAAACGTGTTACTGTTTGTTTAATACCGTTTTTGATAGTCCATTTCTTACCATTCTCTTCCCATACATCACCTTCATTATGTTCTATTTGTGCTTTAGTATAACCTACCTGAGTAACGGTTTTAGCAGTATAATCTTTTTGAATAATATTACGCATTCGCTGAACATCACGTTCGCGAAATTCGCGTTTTAGCATATTGTCGCTCATTATAAACCTAATTCTTTAAGTTGCTTAATTGTATTAGCTGCTGATGTGTGTAATATTCCTATACCACCCTTATCATTCCATTCTTGGATAGTATTAGGTAAATCATCAATTAGAATTCTATTTTCACCTGAGAATAATTGCTTTTGTGCTCTCGGATAGAAATAGGCGTTTTTATAGCTATTTTGTAGGTGCATTTTTAACCAAGCATCTTTACCAACACGAGATGTTTGGCTGCGAGATGGTGATGATAAAATATATGGTTTATACTTTTTAATATAACGCCATAATTCTTGTCCATCAGGCATCCAGGGCAAATTAGCCCAAAATGATGGACCTTCAGCATCTATAGGTTCCCAAAAAGCATTATCGCCTTTAGCAAATTGTTTTGTATGAACGCCTGTTGCGTCATAATAACCTTTTTCAAAATCGACAAGGACACCGTCCATGTCACAAAAAATTTTATACATAACTATTGATATATTTCTTCGTGTTGTTTACCAAAATCTCTTAATAATACTCCTGCTTTAGCGTTTGCTTCATTTTCAATGTCACTTCCGGTTTTACCACTTTCGTAGCTAATACGGCCATCTTCGTCTTGTTTACGGTGTACTAATTCATGTGCTAATGTTCTTAATATATCACCCATGTTTCTGTTTCCGCAATACACCCATATTTTATTGCTATTCGGATCAAAATATCCAAAACTCCTCATTTCCTTCGCTTTAGCAGTATCATATGATAGAGCTAAGTTACGGGGAGGATTTTGAATTTCCAAGTTTTTAATAGCATACTTTATAAATTCACCAATGGTTGCAGTTTCGCTTTCGTTTAACTTACCTTCCATTAATTTGGTTTGTTTAGGTTGACCTAAATTTAATGTTGCCATTAGTACTTTAGCTATTTTACCTGCTTTACGTAAAGTCTGGCCACCTTTAACTAAATGGTATTTGTCTTTATCGTAATTTAATATTAATGGTATTTCGCCATCACTATTTTCTTCTTTATTTTCTAGTTTATCTAAAATATCCTTAGATAATACAATCATATTTCCAGCAACAAAGGCATATAATACATCAGGAATAGGTACATTAAATTTATCTGCTGCTATTTCTATTTCGTGTCTTGCTTTATCAACGATAGCTTGATAAGCATCATCTACATTTTGATATTTTCTTTCTTCTAATGAAATTTCTTCACCTTTATCTTCTGCAGGTGGTAATTTTTTACCAATTGTATTTGCAAAATCAGTTAAATTAATTCCATCAGGTATAAATTGAGCAATAGCATCTGCATTATTTGATTGAATAGCATTTCTTAATCCTGTAGCATTTACAGCATCAACAGTACCTGCATCAAATACTTTTGCATTTGGATAATCCATACGTTTAAAACGGCTAGCATCATCTTTACCAAATGCAACTATAAAATTAGTATCAGGATTTTCTTTAACTAAATTATAAGTTTCTCTAACAGGATTTTCTAAAGCAACTCTTATTTCAACATTGTTATCTAAAAGTGTTTTATATAATTCCCATACAGCAACACTTTCATCTGCAGTTACACCTTCACGAGTTTTAGGTGATACTAACACAACTACCTGATCAGCATTTTGTAATAGTTTTTTAACTACTTCAAAGTGACCCCTGTGTGGTGGTTTAAAAGCACCTGGGAAGACAGCTATTGTTTGCTTGTCTTGTTCAAGTAATGTGTTTGCTATGTATTGTCCTAAATTCATTTTAAAAAGCTATTTACTTTATTTTTAGCATCATCTGTAGATGAAAACTCTGGAGTAGATTGGATTAATTGCTGAATACTGCTATTTAGAGCTTCAATTTCAGCTTTCTTTTTAGCTAATTCATCTGGTGTGTATTCTTTACCACTACCTTTAACTGTTTTAAAGAATCTTTCTTTTGCAATAGCAGGATCATATTCTAATTTACCTTTAGGATCATTATTAATTAATACGAATTTATTACCAAACGCTTGTTCGTATGTACCAATATTACTATTTACACCAGCCCATGTTTTTAAAACAATAGATGGTGGTAATGAACGACCTCCAGCTTTATCACGATCAGCATTACGTTGTAATGATGTGTAAGGTGAAACCCAAATCATGACCATCATTGTATCGTAGCCTAATTTTTCTAATTCGTCTTTTTTCTTTAATAAAGGTTTACTAGCAGCACCAGTACCATCAATAACAATGTTTTGTTTAGCAGCGGATAACTGTGCATATTTTTCTTTAGTAGCTTTTTGAGCTTGACCCATTAATTTGCCTGCTTGCGATAATTGATCCTGATCGAAATCTGCGACTTTTAAACCTAAACCTGCTGCTTTAAGTAATTCTTCATAGGTGTCATCGACATTAATTACAGTCAAATTTTTCGGTATTAATTGAGCAGAAGTGAATGTCTTACCAGATCCAGCAGGACCAGCCAGGAATATAGCTTTTGGTTTGGATTGTATTTCTTTTAATAAATCTAGTAACTTGATCATATGTGAATATAAATAGGTGACCTGGACGAGCCAAGCCACCTATAAATATTTGTAGTTTTTAATTATTGTCCCTTAACTGGGAAACGTGTCCATCCATTTATCCATGTTGGTTTAGATATAGTTTCCATTTCAGCTTTAGTATAGCTTACTTCTTTGTTACCTTGTGATAATGCTTTTATTTTTATATCAGCAGCGGTAAACACTGTAGATGTAGATCTAAAGTTTAATAATGGGTCGAATGACTGTACTTCATTATTTTCAAACTTACTAATACCATCTTTATAAGCTTGTGCTGTTTCATTTGATTCAATACTAAATCCACCTTTTTGATATCCTAATATTTTAGAATTAGTCATTGTAAACTGTGTTGCACGTCTCCATCTTAAACCTAGATTGTGGTTTGCTAATGAAGCAGCATCAAATGGTCCAATCAGTACCATACTATTTAATTTAGGATGTGTAAATGGTTGAGCGGTTGAGCCTGTACCATCATTATCACATTCTATACCATTTCCAGCATCACCATTATCTACAAATTGTGGATCACGTTTTGAGATACTGTTTGTTATAGTTCCAGTATAACCAAAATCAAAATCATAATCATCATCTGCAGTAGCAAAAGCATATAAATTTTTAGCATTTACAGTACCACCAAAAAATTCAAACGCATCATCGTTAGCATAAATAGTTTGAACATTCTCAATAATTGTTCCACTACCAACACCACCTAATGTTAATGCATTGATTTCGGAGTTTGGCATTGCTGCAATTCCAGCATATTCAATACGAATAAATTTTAAAACACCACTATTATCTAAATCATTAGTACCACCATAAGGACGACCAATACCACCTTCGATAGTTGGTTCTGATGATCTGTTGGTTTTAGCACGGCCTAAAATTACAATACCACCCCAATCGCCAGGAGACCTCTCGCCGACGTTTTTGCCTGAGGTGAATATAATTGGTTTTGTAGCTGTACCTTCAGCTATAATTTGAGCCCCTCTTTCAATACACAGGGCACCTTTTTCAGCAATATCACTTATAATAGTGGTACCTGGTTGGATGATAAGTTTAGCACCATCAGTTATGTAAACATATCCTTTTAAAGTCCATGTTTTGTCTGATGTTAATGTAATTGTTGTGTTAATGTTACCGCTTAATGTTGTTGATGTAGGGACATTAATTGGTCCTTCACCTCCACCTAATTCTTTTTTGCAGGAAAATAGTCCAATGATAGCTAATAGTGTTAATAGCTTTTTCATAAGTTTAAGTTTAATGTTAATGAAATTATTTGTTCGTTGTTTGTTTTAATTAAATCACCTTTTGTTTTTTGGTAATAAATGGATGGCTGCGCAAACACATCACTTATTGCCAGTTTAAGTTCACCTTTATTTATTTTATGTAAGTATACTACATCTAAAACGTTTCTAGAATTTTCAAATATATCAGCATATCCTTGGAAACCAACTGCTGATATTCTATCTCCTACTCTATTATAAGTAATGTTTAATGTTTCTTTTTTCTTGTGTAAATTAATACCACCATTAATAACGTAATTAGATTGACCTTGCATTTGTCTATTTAATCCTTTTACATTTGAATTCATTAAGGATGTATTAGTATAAAAATCAAACCATCCATTTATTTTCTTACGAATTTCTATTTCAACACCATATAACACAGCAGATTCTGGGTTAGTGTAGGTTAGTAGTAAATTAGATGGTACTGATCCGTCTGCTACTATTTGTTCAATTGGTTTGATAAAATTTTTACCAAATAAACTTACAGATATATTTTCACCTGCTTTTGGATATAATTCCCATTTTAAATCTAAATTATATATGTCAGATTTTTCTAGATTAGGATTACCTAACAATTGTGCATTACGTACAAAATCATAATAAGCAAAATTAGCTACTTCTCTAAATTCAGGACGTGCTAATGTTTTACTTAATGAAAATCTATACTTTGTTTTTTCTAAATTGTAAGAAAGATTTAATGATGGAAGTGGATCTAAATACTTTCTATTTACATTTACTCTAGTACCACTAAAGTCAGCTGTTTGTACATTAAATAAATTGTATTCTGTTCTTAATCCAGTATTTAATTTCCATTTACCAAAATCTTTATCATACATTACAAACCCATTAGCTAAATCAAAATCAGCTGTGTATCTATCTGTATTATTAGTAATTTCATTTAACATATCAACAGCATCGTATCTGAATATTCTTGCTTGAAAGTTTCTTAAGCGTTTAACGTATCCACTTCCAACTTTAATATCACCAAAATCTTTACTAATGCTTCCATTAAAACTATTTTCATCCATTACACTCCAAAAACGATATGTATCTCTCCAAGCAACAGCATAAGGTTCATTTATACCTAATGATTTAGTGATTGGATTAACTCTATAGTCAGGTTGATCACGTAACATTAAATTATGTCCTAAATTAATATCCCATGTTTTAATTTTAGCATCAAACTGAGTGTTAATAGATGTTTTAATGATATTGTTTGAAGAATTACTTCTAACATTTTGTACATTATCAAAATTATCACCATTACGAGTTAAATAAGATTCTTCAACTTGGTTATTAAATAATGTTTTTAAGCTATAACGATTAACTCCTAAATAAGTTATGTTTAATAATCCATTTAATGATTTTACATTAGTAAATGATGTGTCCTTATATTTGTAAGCTAATTCAGTTGATGATTGATAATCTTGTCTATCAATATAGTTTAATGAATATGAATTACGAGCTACAGAACTAAATAATACGTTCCAATTATTTTTCTTAACACCAAATGATAAAGCACCATTAGCATTAGGAATAGATATAAATTCTTTAGCTAATGGAGATGAAATTAACTTAGTATATGCTCTTTTATCTCCGTTTCCACTAATACGAAATTTGTATGTAGAAGGAAAATTAGATGGAAAATCAACACGTTTAACCAATTTAAAGTTTTGATTTGTAGATATTAATCCATATCCACTACCTAAACTTAAATTAAGAAATTTACTAGATACTTCTTTAGTTGATACTTGAATTAACCCACCAGCAAAATCACCTGGTAGATTAGCTGTAGATGATTTATTTACAACTATATTATCTATTAAACTAGAAGGTATAATGTCAAATGAAAATGCTCTACGGTCAGGTTCAGTAGAAGGAAGCAATGTTTTGTTTAACATTGCTAAATTGTAGCGATCAGCTAACCCTCTAACTAATACAAATTTATCGTTTTGTACCGTGACACCACTTACACGCTTTAAAGCATCACTAGCAGTTCTATCAGGTGTTTTTTTAATAAAATCAATTGATACACCGTCAGATACAGCTAGATTATTACGAACAATGTTTATAACAGCAGCTTCAGTGGATTTTTTGCCTGTAGAACGAATTGTTACTTCAGACATTGTTTTATTAAATAAAGTATCTTGGGTAAAACCAAAACCAGGACACAATAGTAATAGGACTAATATGTATTTCATTAAATGAATTTAATTCACTTATACGTATTATTCTTTTATTTTAACACTTGTTGGTAATAATTCCGTCATAGGTTTAAAATCTGGGTTTTCTAGTTTATATATTTCGTATATATTTTTAAACATTTTAAAATTAGTTTCAATTTCATTTACGAACTTTAATTCCCATCCTTTACCTTGTATCTTTCCGTTCTTTCCTTCACCACGAGTATTTGCTTTAACCCATAAGATACCTGTGTGAGTTACTTTCTCATCGTGTGTTTCATTCCATGCTTGAGCATAAGCAGCTAATTGTAAATCATAAGACGTATGTAAACTGTTCGATGTCTTAAGATCTAGTAACCATATGTTATCAAACATTCTAACAACTAAATCCGCTGTACCAGCATATTTGTGTTCGTCTGAGAATAAATGATATTCTGTTGCAATTAATTCTGGTTTATGTGTGTTCCAAAAATCAGCAAAACGTAAAATCATTTTCCAAACCTCAAGAGAGTACTTAGCACTCCCATCAGGATAAATCCAATTTATTTCTTCTCCATTTAAAAACGCATCTACAGCTGTGTGTACTTGAGTACCTTCACCTGCTGCTTTAGATGCAATAATATCACTATTATGTCCTACATCTTTCAACCAAGAATGGAAAAATTGATTTTTAGGGAAATAATTTAAAACAGATGTTACGGATGGATAATATTCACCATTACGTCTGTAGAATCTACTGTCTAAAACATTAACTTGTTTATCCCCTTCAGCGTATTCAACAATACGTTTGATTTTAGGATCTTTGATAATGTTTACATTTCTTTCGATCATATTAATTGTAATTTTTTCTCAAGCAAACTCTGTAAATTCAGAGGTTTTGTTTGCTCAATTGTGTTAAGAAATTGTTCAAAACCAATTTCATTAGCGTCTTTACCTTCCATTTCTACTAAATACACTTCTTTACCATACGACATTAACTGTTCAGCTTGTTTTAAAGCATCTTTTCTAGCATCAGCATCTAAAGCAATATAAATACGATTAACAGAAGATTCGACTAATTTTTTCATTAGTTTATCATGTAATACTTTACCAAACAAAGGTATAACATTACGTTTGATAGTAAGTGCATCAAATATACCTTCAACAAGTATAATTGGTGCATCCCAGTTTATATATAACTCCCATCCAATAACGTCTTTAGCGGATGTAGGAGGATTTTTATATTTTCTTAATGATGGTTCTTTGTAATCACGAGCAATAAAATAATTTAGTTTACCTAAACTATCATAAGATGGAATAACAACACGGTATTCATATTTTCCTTCTTTACAAAAACCAATATTATATTTTATAACGTCGTTTTGTGTAATACCACGTTTTTTTAAAAATTTTAAAGCGTGTTTGGCTTCAATTTGAGCAATTTTATTTTCAACTTCGTCTGATAGTGAAATAAATTCTTTAGGTAATTCAAGAGCGCCTTGTGCAACGTGTTCTTCTTTTTTAGAAGGAACAATTAAAATATTTAATTCAGCTATTTTATTTTGTGGTGCTTTAATTTTCTTAAATAATGTAAGCAATGTTTTACCCTTAGCACCACATACCCAACAATGCCAGAAATTTTCACGTTTTGATGTTGTACGTAAACTAATTTCCATCTTATTTTTGTGATGAGTACAGAATGGACATTTAAAAGCATAATTGCCTTTACTAGTTGATTGTCCTTTACCTAGCACTGATTCGACTAGGAATAATAGAGCTGTATTATCCATAACCTGTAATATACGAAATAATTTTGCCTATAACAAGTCTTTGGTAAAAAATTTACCTAATATATTATCGTTATAGGATCTATGACTACCAATTAGAACTTCTTCTTTACACTGGTAGTGCATTTCGTAGTATGTTAGTTGTTTTTTAGTTGCGCACTGCTTATATATCCAACATTGGAAATTTTTTTCACCATGTTCTTTAATATCAGCGAGTAATTGCTTATTAGAACCCCAATATGTTTTCCAATCGCTTTCAACACGAATAATTTCGTGAGTTGGTTTGCGACCTGGTCCTGTTTGTTCTGCTAGTTGTTTTTTGGTAAGCTTATACTTTTTATTATTCCAAAACACTTTTTTACCAATATAAAACCTTCCAGTTTTAATATTAGTAATTTTATAAACAAAACCATAATATTTTTCGGGATTTATTACATCCCAACTTTTCCATTTAGATGTCATATTTTACAACAAATGTCATGTCCGTATCAGGGGATACCATAATTGGTTTACCAAACTTAGCCACAGCTAATAGATTATCATTATCATCGTATAATCCGATTTGAGTAGCATATGTGTAGAAATCTGAGCCTGTAGCAAAATCTCTTACAGTACTATCGATTGATCCTGTTAAAGTATAACCGCCATTTCCATTAGATACTATATATTGGCTGCCTGATATACGCAGTGTTGAATTATAAGATAAATTATAATCACTGTCTTTTACTAAACAACGCACCTCATTTTCATAAACGGTATGTTCGTTTTTGAATGATACTGTAAAAGAACCTGTATGTACTACTGCTGGCATGGATATAAATATTTATCTAGATTATCTTTCCAAAGAAATTTAGTTACATGTTCATTGTAGTTAGGTTGGTAAAAATATGGACTATCTTTAGGAGTTAAAATAACATGATTATTGGATTCCATAGCTAAAAAAAGATCTGTAAATTCCCCTTTTTCTAAAGCCATAGTAGATATGTCCGCTAGTGTTTGAGCAGACTCAGCATTTGGAACAATGATAACCCCTGGTGCTAATACGTTATATGCTCTATAGTAAAAATCATCATATTCTTCTAATCGAATAGGAGCTTTCATTCCTCCGCATTCATATGTACTACCAGACCATATTATAGCCAATATATTGTCAGGAATATAGAATTCTTCAGGAGGATTAACAAATACGGCTGAATCATCTTCCATATAAATAAAAGGGAATATGTTTATCTTTATTGATTCCTTCATTAGGTTAATAAAATCAATGCTCATTCCGTTTTGTCTAGGATGAGTTTTTGTATTATAAGGGACTCTATTATATTTTAATCCTAATTCTTTACATTGGTTTTCAATAAATTCTTTTTCTCTAGTATAAAATTCATTATTAGGATAATAACCATGAATATCTTTAAATTTTATTATTGTAGACATATTTCGTTATTTTGTATATTAATTAATCTATTTTTATTTTCTAATAAAATCTTTTTATGGTTATCTACATCTAAACCAGGATAACGAGTTTCTCCAATCCCACCTTTATCACTTACTCCAAACATAAATTTTTCACAAGGAACTGTATATGGAGGATTAAAATGGAAATAAGTATTTATATAACTTTCATCATTTACTCCAGGTTCGTAAGGAATTTTTTTATCTTCTAATTGCCATTCTCTAAGAGTAGTACAAAAATCAATCACACGATCTTTTTTACCACCAAAAAATGCACCGTAGTGGTAAGTGTAAGGTAAAGGACTATCTTCAGGAACATATGCTTTTGATTGAGGATTTCTATCAAAACCAGCTCCGTTTTTTAGCCAATCTCTATTACCATAATGTTCACCACCTACTAAGTCTCCAAGAAACCATTCGTCGGTAAAACCTGCATTTATATTAGTATCAGCATCAAAATAATATAAATAATCACTTTTACAATTAGATAAATTAATTATATTTTTGAATTTTGAATTAGTACCATCTACCCAACTAGTATGTTGTTCATGATGGTATTCTACATCAATATTATCTGGTAGATATGGTTTAGGATCTGTATCTGAGAAGAAATAAAATGTAATTTGCTTATCACCTTTATAGTAATGTGCAAATCTTTTTACAAATCTAATTCCTAAAACAAAATATGCATTTGTAGCTAGTATAACGATTCCTATATTAGACATGATTTCTGGGCTGTTTCTTTAATTTCATTAAAATATAATTTAGAACAAAATTGTTCATCAAATGTGTCTTCAATATTGTATGGTAGTTGTTGTTGGTATATTCCTTTGTAAAAATGTTTTCCTGTTCCTGTCACACCAGCATTGTGAAATATAGTTGTTTCTTCCCATCTGTGTTTTGGGTCAGTAGCCCAACTAAAATCCATTTCAGGTACTACTTTAGTTTCGTTTCCTAACATCCATCCATTCCAAAGAACAGCCCACATATCAGCACACCATATTTGAAGTTCATGGTATGTTGGGTTTGCTGCTTTTTTAATATTATTTAATTCAGTTATTTCTTTAAATAGTTTTTCACTATCGCGTTCAACAAATTCCCAGAATGCCCAATCAACATTTTTCATTAGATATTGAGCACCCCCTGAATTTGAATTCATTAAGCGTGGAATTAATGGGTTCATTTTAGTAATTTCACACATTTTATCATATACATCTAATCCTTTAGATATGATATAATCATAATTAATGTATGAATTTGTATTGCTTAAATACCAAATTTTATCGCTTAAAAACGCATTAAAATCAGGCTTACGAGTAAATACAATATCACAATCATGATAGAAGATCGCCTCAGATTCCAATTGAGGATGCGCTTTAAAGTGCTGTTTTAATATATTAGGGCGTACAGACGAAATATAGTATATAGGTTGTTCTCTAGTATCTTGATAAAAGAAGAAACGAACCTGATTGTAATGTGCTGCTAGTTTATCCCAAGCATCAACATTAGCTTGAACTGATGTAGTTAAGTCGTTTGGATTCCAAGCAACAAGAATATCAATGTTGTTTGGGTTAATTCCATGTTTAATAAAATTATTAATCATTACTTCAACCTGCCAGGCATAATAAAGTAGCCTTGGTTGTACACAAATGTAGCGTAGATTTTTCATAACCTAATATAAGTAATTTAATTTATAATTCCAAATTGTTTATTACGGACACAGTGTTGTAGCAACAATGAATCCACCATTATCTACTTGGTAGCTGTTTGCACCAGTTCCTTGAGAGTACCATTGGTTACCTCCTATTATAGGAGTCACTCCACACTCACCATTTACATATAATCTTGTAGGAGTTAAAGCATTGTCAGTATCAAATAATGTTAAACTTCCTAAATGAGCACATGCAGTGGCATTAGAAGGGTATAAATATATTTGTTGACAAGCAGCTGTTGTGGTAGTTGTTGTTGTACTAGTAGTAGTTGTTGTAGTAGTAGTTGTTGTTGTAGTCGTAGTTGGTGGTGGTGTTGTAGTTGTTGTTGTTGTACTAGTTGTTGTTGTTGTTGTAGGTGGTGGTGTTGTAGTTGTTGTTGTTGTACTAGTTGTTGTTGTTGTAGTCGTAGAAGGTGCAGTTGTAGTAGTAGTTGTCGTACTAGTTGTTGGTGTTAATGTTGTTGTGGTTGTTGTTGTAGAAGTTGTTGTAGGGGCTGTTACAATAGCAGTAACTTTAGCCTTATTACTTCTTAAAGTAATAGGACAAGAACTAGCAACTTCAGCACTTATAGTATAGTAAATAGTATAAGTACCAACCATAGTAGTAGTTAACAAAACAGTACCGTTACTTCCTGTTGACCAATAAGCTAAATCAGAAGCACTACCTGATAGTAATATTGAACCTGTATTTAAGGTTCCACTTCTTCCATCATCATTAAGCGATGCTGAAATTGTTTTTGGAGAGTCTGTAGTTAAAAAACTTCCACTATCATTTTTAGCTAGTGGAGGTAGAGGAAACATTAATTGATAATCTTGATTAGTTATAATAGCTAATCCTTGAGCATAAAATATATTCCCAACATGAGTTTTACTTCCAGAGTAATCAAATAAATTTCCATAAGCATCATCTGTAATATTATATGCTGATGATGATAATTGAAAATTGCCAGGAAGTACTTTATTACCAAAAACGCTTTGATTAATTGCTATTACACGAATCCCGTCCATTGCTCCTGTAGGGAAATTAACAATTAAATTATCGTTATCATTGTAAATAAAATAAGAAGAAGTAGGACGTTGTTGAGAAGCAGACTGATAATTGTTTAGGGTAAACATTAACGAGCTTGTGTTTAACGAAGCTGTATATGTTTGATAAAACATTTGGTTAACTTGAGCGTAAACTAAACGCTCATATTCACCTTCAGTAACAGGATCATTATCGGCAGAAAAAGCTCCTGTAACGTTTGTGCCTTTATAAATAGTTAAATAGCCAGATGAAGTAGGGTATGGACAATAAGGTAAAGTCCATTGTTTATTAGCTTGGTTTGCTACAACTGTAACGTCTGATCTGCTTAACTGTTTGAATGAAGACATGCATTAATAGTCTAGTTTGATTCTAATTAGAGCTTCTTTAGTAAAGTCTTTTGTCAATGGTTGACTTAATTTAGCTATAGCTAACAACTCATTATTATCATTATACATACCTACAGCAGTAGGGAATGTTTGAGGATTATCAATTAATGTAGTATATAATAAGTTACCATTAGCATCTATAATAGATGGATTTGTTGTATAGTTAAATTCACTATTTTTTACTCTTGTGAAGAAATATCTTGAAGATACTGTTTCAGATGATTGTAAAGTAAAGCTACTTGTTGAAGATCCACTTACAATTGAATTATATAATCCTAAAGTATTATAACTTGCTGAAGAAGTACGCTGGTTCATGTTTGCAGAGCCAGTAATATAAGGTAATAATGATGTTGATGATTGTGAAGTTGCGTTTAATACAATAACATTAAGATCAGGGAACATCATTCCATAATAAGAAGCAGAAGCAGCAGCTGTGTAACCAGTACCATTACTACCACTAATTATATAATATACTTCATTTTCACCAATAAAGCGAGTTAAATTTGTAGTACCGCTATCATCTGTTAAATAAATAATACTGCTACCACTCTTTAAAGCTAGGTTAAAAGAACCTGGTTGTAATGATTCTTTGTAGCGGTTACGAGCAAAGTTTAAAACAAATATTTGACTTGCTGTAGTAGCGCTGTTATCAAAGCTAAAATTTACTGTTTCAGTTCCGTAAACTAAGTTTCTATATTCTCCATATACAACACGAGAAGGAGTATATCCACCTGTAGGAACATTATTATTAATTAGAGCAGAGCCGGATCCAAATAGGTTACCATATTGAATACTAAATTGTACAGCTGAGCTTGATAAAGATGGAATACCATTATATACATCTAAATAATATTCAGATGTTGTGCTTTGGCTAACAAAATTACTTGAATTTGCATTTACATCTCCACTCCAAAAACCACGTATTACGGTTTCTGAGCTAATTACTGAATCTTCTGGGGTGTATCTTACGAATGACATAGTTTATATTATATTGTTGATACTTTTTGAATATTAAGAGGAATTGTAATTCTAGCTCCACTATCTCTACCAATTACAGTAAAGGTTGTAGTTAATTGAGTTAAATTAGAACCAAATAATGTATTAATTGTAGTACCTGTTAATGTGAATGAAGTACCAACTTGAGTTACTGATAATACAGTTCCTGTAGTTGTGTTTAAATTTCCTGTAGGTTCAGTTGTAGTAATACCTGTACCTGTAAATGTAGATACTAAACGAGAATCAGCAATTGTTGCAGTGTATCCATTAGCTTCAAATGTACTTGTAGCACCTAAATAGTTAAGTGTTTGTGGAGTAATTGTTAATGAAGCACCTTGGCGTAAAGTGATACTGTTATAACCTAAGTTAATAACTGGTAGTTTAGATGTGCCACGAGGTAATGTTACTAATTTGTAACGCATTACTTGTGATTCGTTTGGAATAGCTTCTAATACTGGTGTATTTTCAATTGCTTCTCCATAATATGCAGAGCCTGATGGGTGGGTTGGATTATATAGAGTATAATCAATTTCATCATCTGCTAATGCAAATTGTGTGATTTGAAATGAACCATCATTACGAGCCAATAATTCGCGGCCCTTCGTGGTTAATATTGCATCTACTGTAATTACTGTAGGATTTAAAATTGCCATAGTTTCTTATTGTGTATATACTATAAATATGTTAAATTTAGAAGCCTCCGCCGTTAATATTATCTATGGCTGGCTGGTCGTTAAGTAGTTTTTGTTTAACTTCTTTAGTAATGGTATCGATATTAGCTAATACTGTAGGAGAAATATTTTCAGGAATTAAAAATCCGTATGATGTTTTTCCACTTCTTTTTGTAAAAGATAATATTACGTTAGTTTCATCTTGTCTTCGAGATAATACTAGAAAACGAGTATATGTTTGATTTGCAATTTCGGATTTTAATGTAGCCGATAATTCAATATCTAACCCAGCATGTAATAAACCTGCTTGACTATACACATTTAATACTCTTGCTTCTACAAATGTATTATCTGAAAGATATATTAATATAATATCAAAAGGGTTAATAACAAAATTATAGTCAACATCTCCATAATCATCATATAAACTACTACTTACAGAGCCAGATAATGGGTTTGGTACAAATAAATAATTACCTCCATGAAAACCACTTACACCAGGTGAAAATATAATTTCATTTGAATTAGAACCGGTTGCTATAGAGGCACTGCTGAAATAAGGATATGGTGTTGAGGCATAACCTAAAGAAGCAGCTAGTGAAGATACTTTTAAAGCACCAGTCCCTAAAGAAGCAGTAAAGCTTCCAGTAGAATTACCTTCCATTTGAAATTTAAATATTAATTTTTCTCCTACATTTAATGGTGTAGAAGGAATATTAATATTAAACGTTGTATTTATTGTTTTTTGTGCCATTTATTATGTTTAATTAGCATAGTAGTCACAGTTATTATCTACAACTACTGTTAATTGTGTTCCTCCGATAGTTAATACACTACCATTAGTAGCATATTGACCGTTTATTACTAAATATGATCCTTTAGTATAGTTAGTAGTACTAGATCCCATTGGAGTATTACCAGTTACATTTCCACTAGTTGTACCAGCAGTAATAGTTAAACTATTTCCAGTATTTATATTATCATCTTCACTAATTACATTACAAGCATTACCAGAATATCCTGTAACAAAGGCCGAACTAATAACAATATTAGTTGATGGAATTGCTTCAGATAATGTAAAGTAAAAATCTCCACTAGTATAATAAGTAAAATATAATGTTGATGATATTGGATCACCTGCTACAAAATATTGAACATCTTTTTGTAGTAATGTTTCTCCACTAGAACCACTTTTCCATACTTGTAAAGACCAAGTAGCATTGTTTATAGGACTTGTACCTACTGTATAATCAAAAGGTAAACTTATCTGAACTAAATGATCACCAGTTTCTTGGACTGAATATGTTGGGAATTGGGTTACAGATCCTGATCTAAAGTATTGTGATCCTTCAATGGTTCTATCAAAGATGTTGTAAACATAGCTTCCACTTAAAGGATAAGTATTACTACCTCCACTTCCGCTAATATAAGAGTTTGGATTTAGTGTGTTTTGAGCTGTAGCTAAATATGCATTTAAATCTACTGTGTTTAAAAATGCTAAAATATTATCTGATCCTGTAGGGCCAAAATATAAGATAGGTTCATAAGTATAACCACTATCAAATATTGATTTTTCACCATCAGTAATTTTTTGATTACTATATAGTTGATTATTAAATTGAGATATACTTCCTGTATCATTTTGGATAAAGGTATTTTGTACTTCTACCCAATGTTTATTACGAAGGTTTAATTCAGTTAAATTACCTTCAATATCAACTAAATATTTTAAAGCAACATTATTGCGTTTAGGTAAAAACCTACTATTTACTACTTCTGAAAATAAACCTAGTTTAAGTACATTTTTATCTATAACTGCTGTTTTACCATACGAAGTATCTCCATCAGTATATGTGTTATATTTTGCACTGCTTAATTTAACACCATCATATCTTGATAATTGATGTGTTTTTAAAGTTTCATATGAATCCTGTAATTGAACAGGAGTTAAAATAAAATTTTGAGTACCAAAGATAGGTTCTGCTAATTGTCTATTTCTAGAAATTAAACTACTAGAAACATTATTTAACATTACGTTATAATCAGTATGATTAAAAACGTAAATTTGTCCTGGTGTTAATGTACTTGATGTTGGGAGCAAATAGGGATTGAAAGTTCCACTTTCAAAATATTTGTAAGTATTTATATAACTTCCGGTAAATACACCATTATAATAAGCTGCTTTACTACCAGTTAATCCATAATAAATGTCTGTATATTCAGTTCCGATAGTTGGTCCTGCTATACTGCCTGTCTGTACTTCAATTTCTGATGTAGCTGAAGGATTAGCATAAGACCATTTATTTCTTTCAAGTATAGGTGAACTAATAGTTACACCAGTTGATAAACTTGTTCTTGCAGGAATAAAATCCTGTAGCATTTTGAACAATGAATTATCAAAAAATTGTATTAAACGAATAAAGCTATTATAATCAGTTGCAGCAATTGAACCACTTGATACTGAAGATGTATATGGAAGTTGAGATGCAGATAGTGGAGATAAGTAAGTTATTCTAGCTGTCTCTAAGGCGCTATAAGAACTACTATACTGATAACCAGGATCACCAATAATGTCATCTATTGTCCAAGATGAACTTACAGCAACTATTGAAGCTGATGTGTATATATCAATTTTGTCTTGTGGAGAAAATGATATATCAACATAATTTAGATCGTTTGTTCTAAATTGAGATGATGCTGTTGGATATTGAACTACACTAATATAAGGTGATAAAACACTTCCTGTTACTATGCTACCAGATACAACTCTAACTTTATCATTATTAAATTCATCTAATGTGTTTGACTTTAAGTCACCACCATATTCTTTAATAGGTAATGTACTTCCAGTAACACCAAAAACAGATACTAATGTTTGTAAACCATAAGCTGTACCTTTTGTTTTTAATAATAAAGGTAAATTATGATAAATACGTTTATATGATTCAGCAAGTAAATCTTTACGAGGAATAGTGTTTAAATAAGATCCAGTAGAGGTAAATGCCTGAGTATCGTTTCCTGTATAGTAAGCACTACCACTATTTCCTATTAGATAATCTACATTATCAACATCTCCATATTGGTTATATAATTTAGTACCTAATGATTCAAGCACATGGTATACTAAGTCTTTAGATATACCTTTTTCTAGGTTATTATTTGCTAAATTAATATCTGTAATAGCACTTAGGTAAATCCAAATATTATCAAAATAATGACCAACCATATTTAAAAAAGTCAAATAAGGAGTATTATTAGGATCATCCTTAATAAAGGAAGGTATTGTATAAACTAAATTATTTTGATTTTCATTATCATAGGTATCAGCACTTGATGTAGCAGCATTATACCAGTTAGTAGCAGATGCTGTAGTTGCATTTATGTAGGGTAAGCTATTATTTGTTTTAGGCCAAGAAGTTGAACCAGATTCAAAATATAAATAATATTCATATCCATCAAATCCCGCTATAATAATATCTATGCTTGATGTTGCATTATTAATAAAGCTTGAGGATAAACTAGAGGAAAAAGCATTTGAAGAATAATAAGTAATATCATTATTGTAATCTTCAATATCTTTTATTTTAGAATAAAAGTTTTTTAAACGTTGTTCAGCTGAGCTAAAAAATATAAAATTATTAAGATCAGAATAGTCTACATTTATATCTATGCTTTGTGAAACCATTATGCTTAAAAGCTGTTGGTAAGACGCTGTGGATATATTTTGTACACTGTTTATTAAACTGCTATATGTTTGATAAGATGTAGCTACATTATTCTGATTGGGAATATCAATAGCAAAATTAGGACCTTTAAGTTGAGGGCCAGGAGCAGAAATAATTAACTTATCTAAATTAATATCAAAAATATATGGATTTACTTTTTCTTGTACAATCCATAATGTATTTTTTTCTTGTATATTAACTGAAAGAGGTTGATACAATTTTAGTAGTATCTCGTATCCTGATTCAATCTTATTTAGGGCAACGTTTACAACAGTTGCTTGAATATTATTACCAAAATCAGCTATATAATCAATAAAATAAGCTGAGCTAGAATATTCATTTATAAGAGATAATGAACCACTTTCAATTTGTTCATTTGTTAATACTGTAGATCCTACTCTTAATTCTGTTCTATCAGCGGATATTTCCTTTATAAATAATCCTGATTGTTGAGGATTAGATACTCTATTATTAAAGAAATTATATTGTACTTTAAATTCACCAGATGAATAACCTAAATTTTGAAGATCTTTTATTGGATCAATTTCAATTATAGGTAAAGATCCACTTGATGGATCTACATATGAAGTATTAGGTAGTTTAAAATCTCTATAATTATAATTTATATTTAAAAGATTACCACCAGCATCATATGTAAAATACTCAATATAGTCATTTTGTTGACCAAAATCTTCTTTAATCAATAAAGGGGATAGAAGATTAAGATCATCAGCATCGTAACGAGTTACAAGCTGTGTATCTAATATATTACCTACTATTTTAATATTATCTGCCATTATGCATTAGTTGTTCCTGTCAATTCGTTTATTGTTGTTTGGGAATCAAGCAATTGTTGTCTTAAAGATGTAATTTCATCTAATAAAGCTTGAACATCATCTTGACTAATACTTACCCCTAAATAATCAGCTTCACGTTGTAAAATATACTGATGTGAATTTGATTCTCCTTCTGTAGGAATTTGAAAAAATACTTGATCATATATTTCAAAAAAATCATCAACTGAAAAGGAAAGTTGTTCCTCTCCAGCAGTTGAATCTACCAATTGATTAAATTGAGTATTAACAACCTTACTAAAAGCATCTTTATCAAATACTACTTTTTGTACAGGGATTTGAGACATTATCTTATAACTTTAAAAATATAATTATTATCAAATACTACTACTTCACCATTAGCCATTACTGATTTTAAAAGTATTTTATAATATCTTTCTGGTTCTAGTCCATTCATATATACATTGAAATAATTACTATTTGAATCACAACTAATTTTAGTATATGATGTATCGTAATCTACGACAATTTCTTCAGTATCCAAATCTACTATTGACCAGTATGAAGAAGAAGGTAATGCTTTTTGATTAGCAAAACTTAACGTAGTTCTGAATGTTACAGGAGGATAAATATCTCTTACAGCAACTCTAAAACGTTGAACTGAGTCTTGTTGGTATTCACCCTTATTGTTGTTTAATGTAGGTACACAATAGCTAGAAGTAACTACTGTTAAAGATCCAGTAGTATAGGATGAATCGTTCCATCTAATTTCTAATGATGGAGGATAAATAGTATGTGTAGTATCTGAAAAATATTTTGTTTCAAATTTAGAAGCTGTTGTGAATTCTAAAGATGAGGAGTGTTTTAATATAAACCCATAATTAGGAATAGAACCACTATACCATGCTTTTACGGTATTTGATACTTTCATTTCTATATCTTTATCAGATATAAAATTAAATGATTGTGTAGCTTGGTAAGCAGAAGCAGTGTACCATGTACCTCCTCCTATATTAGTACTGTATGAACCAGTAATACCAGATGCGAATGTTCCGTTTGTCCATACCCCACTTCCTGATTGTTGTGTATATTTCCAGCTTACTCCATCTGTTGTTTGTGGTAAATTTCCTAAACGTCCTGTACCTTGATTCCAATCAGCCGCTAGTGGATGGCAAAATACAGTATAATCTAAAGGAAGAGCAGAAGCATTTGCTAAAAATATTTTTAAATAAACATCAAAAGTACTTCCTGATACTTTATTAGTAATAATATCGGTTATTTGATCTGATGGGAATTTTATAATTGGGCGAGATACCTCATCAGTACTTTCTATAGAGTCAAAAGTACTTAATTCTAATATTTCGTCAATTCCTGTATTTAAAGCAGGATAAAATGAATAAAGAGTTGCACTCTTTTCTGGGAATATTTTGTAAATAGCCATAATTAGTAATTACTACGTATAAATATAGTAACTACTAAATTGTTTTACGCCAATAAATGGTAATACTCTTTAAAGTGCTTAATACGATCAGCTAAACCAATAGTACCACCGTTAACACGCTTAGTGATTTGTGTAACAACTGCGTCAGTTGCACCACCATCAGCTAATTTATGTAAACCATTTTTATGGAAGAACCATGCTGCTGATAATAGAGCATATTTACCTGCCACAACTGTTGGGTCTACTGTTAAATCTTCGTTGATTGATTTACCAAACGCAGTGTAGTTATCTTTACCAGTTAATTGGATATAACCACGACCACAATACTTAGCACCATCACCAGACGCTTCAGGACCGTTACCCATTCTATTACCATAAACTTTGTTAGCAATTTTTTCTGGTTTACGTTCGTATTGTTTAGCTAATGTTTCAGTTGGGAAATACTTTTTAAATATACTCATTAAACCTTTAGCACTATAATTTAAATTTTCTTTTGTTAAACGGAACCCACCAGATTCGTGACCGCATTGAGCTAAGAAATGAGCTAAACGTAATGGAGTATTGATTTGGAATTTTTCCATTACAGCTGGGATTTGAGATATTACAGCTTCAGGAATATGTCCTTTTAATTTTTCTAAATTCATACTTTATGGTTTATTATAAATATTATTGAACAACTACTCTACCTTGTATATCTGTGTTAGGATATCTAACTTCAAACACTGCTGGGTCCATTGATGGGTATACATTGCCATTTCTAGTAGCTCCTGCTATATCATACCCATATTGTGAATATGTTGTTCCTGTAGAGTCTTGCTTATTTACTATTTCAAGTTTAACTACAGATTGTACTCCTCTTATTTGTAATAATTTAGAAACTATATCTGATAAGATAATTGGTTGATTGATTTGCCAGTTGTCTATATTGAAATGATCTTTTACTACGTTTATACAATTTGTTAAAACGTCTTTATTACTATATCCACTTAATACAATAATATCAAAATTAACACCAATGTTAATATAATAAGCATCTTTAATATTAATAGCATCTGTAACCATTCTATACTGATTTATATAGGTTACTAAATTGTTTTTTAGAGTAGCAGATGCTTGTGTTAATTGTTTACTACTATTATACGATAAAATATATAAATCTAAAGCTAAAGGATTATTTTGAGGAATTACCGCTACTGTTTGAGATGGGTTTTTATATAAATCTTGTGATATATATGCTTTAGCTATAGTACCATAGTCAGAAGGCATTGACATTGCTCTTACAATATAATCTTCTTTAGTTACAGCTCTTAATTGAGTTGAATAAGCATATAATGCATTTTGACGAATTTCTTCTGTTGTATCTCCATTTCTACCACCAGATGATGGAATTGGATTAGACGAAGCAACACTAGCTAATACTGAACTAGATAGAGGTCCAGTAGCGTTTTTAAAATAAGCAGTTGAACTGTCTATAACTGTTAAATCATTAGCAGGTACATTTGATGTAATACCACCACCAACTAAATATTTTACTGTCAGTGATCCTGAAGGAACTAATCCATATTCTTGGGTAAAGAATATAGAAGCTTCATTGTAATTGCTTGTTAAATCTGAAATACCAGGTACAGCTCCTGCTTGTATATTTGATGGAGTTGGGATAATTTGGCTATCTGTTTTATCTATTGGTCTTACACCAGCACCAAATTCTAATTGTAGTGTATTATCAGATAAGATTCTAGAAACATAACGTCTAGGAACCCTTTGAAGTTGTAATAAATAAGGCACACCATCACTTCCTGATGTAGAATTATTTCCTTTTTGGAAGATAGATGATTGAGCTAAATAAGGTACTTCATACCAAAAATTACCATCACTAGAAGTAACATTCAATACTTGTAAAATATTAGTATCTATAATATTAGAAGTAGCAAACTTTTGATTAGCACCTACATTAATTGTAGTTTCTTTTATTTCTGCTGATATAGCAGGTACTGATTTTTTAAATAAATAGTTATTAGAATCTACAAAAGTAATTTCAGTACTACCAGTATCCGTAAAATCTATCTGTTGTGTTGTTAAAAATTTAGTACCTGTTGAAATTGATGTAAGAGTTGTATTAGAAGGAATAATTAAGCCATATTTTTGATAATCAGGATATGTTATACTACCACTAATAACAGAAGGAACTAATTGAAATATATCAACTATAGTGTTTGATGCATAAGATGCTTTAGGACGATAACCCATTACATATGCTTGAGCATATAAATTTTCTTTTTCCTTAGCGTATAATAAGAAATTTTCTTGTACTTGAGTATCTAAATAAAATGACGTAACGTCACCTACATAAGAAGCCATTTCGATAAATAAATTACCTGGTGTTGCTTCTGAAAAATCATTGTATGTAGATGGAAAGTATGTTTTGGCATACTGTTGAAGGGATGATTTAAAATCACCAAAGGTTTTATTTAAATACGATATATTTTTATCCTCGTTAGCCATTATTAATTAAATTGTACTGTTACTTGATCGGGTGTTTGTGATATATTCATTATATAATCAACAGATAAATCTATTAAATTATAATCAGGATTAGGAGTAACAGTAATATTAGTTACTGTTATTTCAGGTATAAAGATAGCAATACTATTAGCTAAATTACTAGCTAATAATTCTGAATTTGATTCTGTAATTCCTTCAAATAGAAATTTTTTCAGATTACATCCAAATTCAGGATTCATTACTCTTTCACCTATATCAGTTAATAATAAATTAACTAAATTTGACTTAGTTTGATCTTTAGTAGTGAAAGTACTATTAAATACACCAGGACCATTAAAAGGTAGCGATACCCCAATAGCAATATTCTTCTGTAAATCTAACGGATTTACACGTATCGTTTGAGGTATTGGCATGTTATCCTAAGTTTCTTAATCCTGATAAGTCCTGAGCAGTCATGTTAGCGCCTGCATCAGCAATAAAGGAAGCAAATGGGTTATCAGAAACAGTATCAACTTTTAGGTTTTGTTGTGGTGTTTCATATCCAAACATGGATCCCATTTTACTACGCAAAGCCGTTTTAGCATCTGCACCTACTGGTATATCACTACTAGTAAAACTAACTGTTTTGCTTTCAGTTAATTCTTGTTTCTTTTGTTCTAATAATAAAACACCGATTTCTTCACGAACTGCTTCGCGAACCGCTTCTTTAATTAAATTTTTAAATAATTTTGCGTTCATAATTATAAATATTTTATCCTTGTAAGTTTCGTTGATCAATAACTAGTTTTAATTGCTCTACTAAGTCATTGGGATCTTGTGTAAATGAATAATCACTTTTAATTTGTTCAACGCCGTCACGATTAATAGCTACGGCATAGCGGCGTTTATTTCCTTTAACTTCAAATGATTTATTTTCTTCTACTTTGATTTTAAATTTAAATCCTTTATATGGAGGGAAATCATTAATACCAGCAGGTGTAAAGAAATCTGTTAACTCTGCAAATTGCTTATCATCTAAATTATTTAATGTTTTTCCGTCTAATTTTAAACTAATTTCTTGTAATCTATCTTTTAATTCAATTAGTTTTGTTATTTCATTACCTAATAAATTAGAAGCAATAACCAATACAGCACTTAAAGCCGCTATTAATGTTATAGCAGATTGTAATTTTGGTTGAAGATTAATTTTAATTGGAATTAAAAATGGAAAAGGTAAAAGAAGTATCTTTTGAATTAATAAAATGATAGCAGTTATTGTAGCTATATTTTTAACTATTTGTTCAACACTCTTTTTTAAAGCTTCTAATTTTTTAGTATTATTATCAATTAATCTAACAGCGTTATTTCTTAGATTAGTAGCTATAACAACAGTCTGTTGGTCTTTAACTTGTGTATCTATATAACTATTTACTTGATCTACTAAATCTTCTAACTTTTTTCTTTGAGTAATAATCTTAAAAAGTTGATTAGTAAGCTGAAGTGCAATAACAGGGGCTAATGTTTTAGCTGTGTTTAAAGCTATTTGTTTAGCTAAATCTCTACTAGATTTAGTTTCTTCGTTTTGAGTTTTTTTCTTTAGGTTTTTAAGACTAAGTTTAAATCCTTTTTGTCTTTGTTTTATTATGTTATAAGGATTATTTTCAATAAGAGTTTTATCTAATCCTAATTTTGCTCTTTTTAAATTAATAGATGCAATTTCTTTTTCATAAGCAATTTGAGATATTTTTTGGATATCTTTATATTCCTTTTGAGTTATTTGGTTTGTATTATAATCCTTTTGAGCTTTTTCAATTGTAGCTTTTTGAGTTTCACCTGCTTTTTGTTCTTGTAAATCTAAAGCTTGTAACTCATTATTTATTTGATTGGTTTTGGTTTGGTTTCCTACAACTAAAGTTTCTTTATTTTTGTTAACTAGTTGAGCACCAAAAGTTTTAATGGCAGTAGCAGCTGATATTGTTTTTAATATATCAGGGGATATAACAGGAGCTACATTTAATTTATTTTTATCGTTTGCCATTATACTGTAAATACTTTTTGGGATGGTACTTTATCTATTAAATCAATCATTTTTTTCATATCATTAACTAAATCTTTACCAGCAGTATTTAATCCTACAATAGGAGCACCAACAGGTGCACTTACAGCGCTTGTTAAATAACCTGATAATCTAGTTAATGTTTGTTGAAGATGAATTAATAGGTTTATGGTTTCGTTTCCTAATAATACTGGTTGAGGAATATTATTATTATTGTAAGGTCCTAAAAATACTGAATTTGAATTTAGATGTACTCTAGTATCAGCATTTAAATTAATAACATTTTTAGTATTAATTTCAACATTAGTAGTAGCAAATATCATTACTTCATCTTTTTTAGAATTTATAGTAACTCTATCTGAATTTAATATTACTTGAGAATTAAAATAGTCAGGTACATTTAATGGATTAGTTAAATTATTTAATATACCTGTTTTATCTGTTTGTAAAGGAATTTTTTGAGTAGAAGTTAAATAAATAGAAGATGAATCTGCGTTTATTTGTTCTACATAATATTTTTGATTAGGGTTATATGCTAATCCATTTGTTAATATAGCTATAGAATCTACTTCATTTCCAATTTGACTCCATTCATTTTGAGGATTTATCCTTGTTGTTGTACTAAATCTTAAAGCACTTCCTTGTCTTCCTTCTATGATATAATCTCCTTGATAAGGAACTAAAGGTCTAATATTAGGATTAACATAAAAAGTAGATCCAGGAGAATCTTTATCTGAACTGGGCTGGGTATTTAGTTGAGGGTTATTCCATAGGTTTAAAACTGTATAGTATTTTTGATCAGAAGATGGAGAAACTTGAGAAAAAGGAGATGGGAGTTTATCTTCTACTACTATTAATTCTCCTATTAGAGGATAGTATTTAATAGAAGGATAAAGAGGTTTAGCTATAATACAATTATCTAAAAAATTATCATCAATACTTCCTGTTACATTTTTTGATTGGTCATAGTCAAGATAAAAAACAGATCCCATACCATCATACCCACCAGCTTTTTTGAACATAGTAGGGGTTGGTGTATCTTCTGTAGTAACAATACCATATACTTTTCCTACTTGTTTAGATTTAGGAGAACTATAGTTATTTTTCCCAATTGAAGATACTACTAATGATAAGTTATCTTTTGATTTAAATCCCATTATTTTTGCTCTAAATGCACTATGGGTGCTTGATTAAGTAATTTTTGACCTTGTTCTTGTACTGCTTTTTGTTCTTCTAATAAAGCATTGATTTCATCCATGTTAATTAAATCAGTACCACTATTTGCATTAACAGTTGCTGCACGCTGCGCGATAGCTGCTATTTTAATTAATTGTTCGTTATTTTTTACGTTAACATCAATTAAATCTTTAACAGTAGGCATCAACATTGTTGCAGAACCCGCGTTAGCTGTCGCCATTGGTTTCATAGTATCTATGAATTCTCCAATTTGCTTATCAATATCTTTATTATTTTTATGTATTTTTTTAAACAAGTCTGATAAAGACATGCCATCAAATACTTGTACATCGTCAAAATTAGCCATAAATGCGTTTACCAATAAATATGAATAATTAAATCTTTATATGTCCGTGATTGTAGTATTCATTATACAGCTGAACGTATATTAGTTTGAGCTTTTTAATTATTTTAGTGATCTGAGGTGTTGACACATCAGTTATTTCACGAATATAAATGTATAATGCTTTTTTATTAAATATTTCTAATGTTTCACGTTTACGAAATAATTCAACAATAGCATCTGCTGTTTGAGCATCTTGCTTTTTAGGAAATAATCTGAATATATGGGTATCTATATATTTGATATATTGATCAATAAAACTCATTTCATCAAATGCTTGTTCTATGTTTTTATCATTTTCATAGAGCATCATCTGTTCATCATCAGACTCATCAACATCAGCTTTTTCCTGGAGTTTCTTATAGTTGTTTTCGTTATAAACGATTAGATAACGTTTGGCAATAGTACCAAAATAAGAGAATGCTTTACCCTTCTCAGGCTTATATAAGTGGAGTTTTTCGAGTAGGAATGTAATTACCTCGTGTTTTAATTCCTCAATAGTATCAGTATCAGTATAGTAAAACTTAAATGTATGAATAATGTTTTCGGATAACTTATAAAAACCATATTCAATACGGTCGTTATAAATACGATTACGTTCAGCTTGATCAGTACAAGCCAAATATTCTACAATTGCATCTTCAGTATCCTGAGTGAAGTAAATACGAGGTTCTTTTGGTTTGCGTTTACGCGGTTTACCTCGTTTAGTTAGTGCTAGTGTGTCTTCAGCAAATATATCAGCACCATAATTATCAAAATATGACATAGTGATTTCCTAATTTTTAATCCCAATATAAGGAAGAAAAATCACATAACCAAACTAGCCTTTGAAATTATTAAAGTCGTTAATGAGTGTTTGTATTTCCCTTAAATTCTTAAAAAAAGTACCAACTTCATCATCGGCTTCAAATGCACCTAAAGTATCTAATTCTTTAAGTTTTTCATTAGAGTTATTAACAATAATACTTATAGCATCAATATATTCACGTTGTTGAGTAACAGCTTCTTCTAATGCCCTATTACGTCTAATAAGTAAAAAAGCGCCAATGGTAGCTATCTCAACTAAATGAATTATTATTAACCAAATCCACATCATATACCAGCGAATTGTTGTGCAAAATCATCTTGTTCAAGAGAAATAATCTCACGAACTTTTTCAATTTGTTCTTTCAATTGTTCTAAAGATTCAAGAATTTGATCTTGATCTAAACCTCTGTTTACTTGAAATTGAATACGATTAGAAACAGCTTCTACTTGATTCAATTTATCTAGTACGTTATTTTTGTATTTCATAATATATGTTTATATATAAATATATGTGTTTTCCCGTTCCCCAACCCCTCGGCGTTCTTATCATTCTCCCTGTTCCCTTTTTCTCAACCCGCGTAGGTGGAAGTTACGAAGGAGATTTTATACTTCCAAAGAAGAAGGGCATCTTTTTCAAGACGCCCAAATTTCTTTATTTTTAATTTACAAATTACAAACTCTTAGATCTACTAATTTTCAATACCTTTAGATCTATTGATTTGACCTGATATACTTTGTAAGATTTTTTCTTTTTCTTCTTTAGATTTACCTTTTAAGTCTCTATATAAAGAAGCAGCAAACGTACCACCAACACCTAAAATAGTAGCAAGGATAGGGATAAGTTCATTTACCATATCTTCGTTTAGATCTGATTCATCTAATTTGTCTTTCTTGTCTTCGTCTTTAACTTTCTTTTTTTCAGCTAATACAGCTTGTAATTCTTGGCGAACCATTTCTTTTAATTCGCTTTTAGTTAATTTCTTTTTGTTTTCCATTTCTTGTATGGTGTTAATTTTTGGAGATTGTTTTAAAATTGTTTGTACAGCTTCTAACTGTCTTGGTTCGTCAACGATTACTTCAAAATATCCCTCTAATTTATTATCTACAGCTTGATCTGTATCTAAAGCAACACCTGCTTTTTCCATACGATTCAAAAATGCAGCTTTATCTTCAAGTTTTATTTTAAATGTAGCCATCTTGTTTACAATAAATATATGCAGGTATAACAGAACGTATCTCCCTTATGTAGTCTTGTGGCTACCAACACCAATCTCTAGATACGTATATACAATTTCCTTAGCATTAAAGCATGCCATATCGCATGTAACGACATAAAACCCACAAATTGTAATATATTAAATCCAATGATATTAATATGATAGTGGTGAAAACAAATTAGGATTATATGACCTAATAAAGTTAATAAGATATTAGTTAATTTCATTTGATTTGTATTTTTTACCTATATTTTCAATAATAATGCGCGCATCATCAGATGATATTTGAAACCCCTCGCGTTTTGGATTAACACGTACGCCAATGTCTTCAAGATGTGTGTGTATATCATGCTCAAGTGAACGACCATCTGGACACTTATATGAGAATACCGCGTACCAAGGCGTAATAACACCCGTAGCTGAGTTGATCTGTTTAACTCTATCGTATACTGTCGTGGTAGTAAAGCCAATTTTACATATACCTGGAATAGATGGGTTAACAAGAATGTAAATATAATGGGGGTGTTGTGGGGTATTTGTTGGATCTAACCAGGCTGCACCGTAGTATGTGATTTCTTCCCAACCTGGGTCATTAGGGATGGGGGTAAGGGTGTAAGCAATAGCACGGTGCATATTATAACGCATATCACTGCTGCTTAATGGGCGATACTGCTTAGCCTCATCGTGTGTTAAACGTTTCATTATTTACGAAGTTTAATTTGTCCTAAATAAATTATTACAACTATTGGGAACATTAACCAACCTATTATCAACCCACCAACTAAGTTAATTGATAAATCAAGTAGTGTGTGACGATGATTATTTTCGTGTTCGCGTATACTGACAAACCCAGCGATGAATAATCCGCTGAATAACACGTATGAGAGAAATATTGACATAACCTTTTATTTGTTTACTTAAATATCCGATTGGGACTTTGCCTGTACAACGCTTCCACTTAAAATAGCTTGGTTGTATTCTTCAAGCGTTAGTCCGTATTGTGCTGCTTGCGCTTCGCGTTGTTGTTGAATGTATTGTTCAAATGCTTCTTTAGTGAGCATCATACTGTCTTGTATATACTTTGTCGACATAAAAAGTTTTGTTAAGAGGTAGTTTTGTGGTTTTATAAAGTGGTTCCAAAAGGGGTTAAATGGAAATTCGCGAATAAATATGGGGTATATGCGTATATATGTTCGATGGGTAAAGATTGTGTTTCTGTTGAACATACCCATCTTTTTTTTACATTAACCACGCCCCGTCGATGGACCGCAATTAGCATGGGAGCACTCCGCCGTCGAAACGCTATCGGATCGCTATCAACCGCGGGCGTCCCGCTATCCCTAAATTTTTTTAGAGATGCGGGCATCGGGCATCATGCCCATTAAATTTTAATCCCCACGGTAGCCATCATGCGTTTGTACTCGTCTGGTGATTCGTCGCCGTATCCACCTGAATTATTATCATCATCCATTACTTCATCTAGTATCATCTGCGCTTCAGCTTTAGTTACCCAACCATTGCCGTCTACATCAACTATGTTTCCTACATAGTACATGTCATTCATGTTCATTAATTCGTTTACATTCATACTATTTAATTTTAATAAAGTTATAATTATCTGATTGTCTCATAAGTCTGAGTTGGTAATTAGTGTGTTCAATGTATTTATTACCTTCGTTTACATCGTTCACAGCCATCATTCTGTTTTCCCCTAACACATACCATCCATCAGCTCGTTCTTCTAAACGTAATGGACCACTTAAATCGAATGTTTCACCGTCTGTAAATGTTAATTTGCTCATGTTTTATTATTTGTGTACCGTGAAGATATGATTATTATTCAGCCCAACCACTAAATGGATCAACATATTGCTTTAGCTCATCAATGTTCATTTTCCATGCTGCGGTTTGTGTTTTCACTATCGCTGTTACCTTATTCATTTTAGTTATGATACCGTATTCAGTGTTTAGGTACGTGCTCATACCTCGCTCGTTAATTGATCTGTTGAATTGAACGCGATCGCCTACTTGAAATGTTACTACTGGTTGTGTTGTTATTTGTTTCATATCATTATTATGACGTGAATATATAATCATGGCTATGCCATGACACATTTATCTGCTTCTAACTGTTGATACTTAGCTACACATTTAGGACATCCAATGTGTTCCATACCTTCTATAGCTACCCAGTTGCTAGATAACATCGGACGTCCACACATTGTTACTGGTTCACCTGATTTAGCGATGTGAGCTGTATTGCTCCATACATCACCTTTACCTCCAAACATGTAATGTTCATTGTCTAATTGATACTTTTCCATACGTTTAATTTTTAATTTTTATTATACCGTGAATATACGTGATTGGCTCTGCCTATACTGTGGTTCAGTGTATAGATCATTGTAGAACTCAATTACCGTTTTCATGTGTGTATCGATGTGTGCAGCGTCTAGCTTGATCTTATCACTGGACCAGTTCAGTACACACGTATCATGATGGCTGCGGTGCCAAGTGATCGTATCGTCTATACTGGTGTAGTCGACTGGAACGAATAATACGGTACCATCACCCTCATTATCGTGTACTTCATATCCCATTGACTCAGCTAGCTCATATGCTGCTTTATTGATCGCGTTTTTAATTTCTTTCTTGTTCATACTTATTAATTTTATAGCATTAAGGTAGGTAGCCAGTTCTGACCACCCACATCTATTTAATTTAATATATTAATATTTTCAAACTATTTCATTATAATATATTATTTTAATTTAACTATATTTTTCTACTATTTTATTAATTAATTCATCTACATTTATTTCTTTACCTATACTATATAATACTAAATCATTATACACATTTAAATTATTATTAAACATTACTTTAATTTCATCATTATAATCTCTATAAACACTATTAATATTATATTTACTTCTAACTTTATTAACTATTTCATTATATATTTTACTTTTTTCATCTTTCTTTTTATTTAATTCAATTATTTCTTTATTTAATTTTTCTAACTTTTTATAATCCACATCTTTTTCTAATTTACCTTTAATTTTTTCATACTTAATTTCATTAACTCTTTTACCAATTTCAATACTTAAAACACTCATTTCACTACTACTTAACTTTTTCATACTTTTTTAATTTTAATTTTTAATAATTTAATATAATTAAATATAAGTAATTAATTTTGACCTTTAAAATATTTATGTATATTTTTGAATAGTTTTTTTTTAGTGGTAGGGGGGAAGGATGTGAGCTGGAGGAAGTACATCCCAGAAACGCTAGTAGCTGGACAGCGAGGGAGCCGGGTGAACACCCAGCTCCGTCTAACCATTAAAAATTAAAAGTATGAACCGTCTTTAAGCCACGGCGGCTAATATTTCTGTCGGCACTAGCACTCCAGTGTAATCCAATCTGGAGCAATCCCACTCGTGCTCGTTGTTATAAACGTATATATAATCCACCCCGTAATTCATTCCCACTGCAGCTAGCTCACTGGTGTTTACATCTCTGGGCTCCACCATTCCCCACGGTTCGTTTCTGTCGCGGTGATAAGCAGTACAACTGTCTGGTGTTGCGTCCAGTGAACTCAAATCCCCTAGCTCCATCAGTGCAGTTATTAACGCGGGTGTGTTGTAGTCGTGTACTAGTAACTCCCCAACGTGTGCTGGATATCCATCCCAGTGGCAATAAATAATCTTAGTGATCCCATTATCCAAATTCATCCCAATCAATGATCTTGTAGCCATAACTTTAATTTTAATTTTATAACGTAAATGTATGTACAAAAAATCTGCCCACCAAATTCGTCTATAAAAAAACATGTTGGTTGACCCCGTGAAGTGAACTCACTCGGTGCTCCCTCATCCAGCTGAACTGGTCTGGTTGAGCGTCTGGAGTGCAGGTGGAGCAAGGGACCTGAACACCGTACTCTAGATTGATTGGTTCCCCACTGATGCGTACACCAAAAAAGAACGTTAATAAAAAATTGATAATAATGTCTATATATTGCTTCATATTAATTATAATAATGGTGATAAAAAAAATGAACAGACGGGATCTACTACGGACCCCGTCGTTCAAAAATTATGCGGCAACCGCCTCAGCCTTAGCTGGTCTACCACGCTTGATCGTTTCACCAGCTGCGATCTTAGCTGCCTTAATGGCTAACTTAGCTTGACGCGCTGATCCCTCACTAGCTGGTCTACCACGCTTCACCTCACCACCAGCTGCAACGCGTGCTGCTCTGGCTTCTAGACGTGCTTGACGTGCTGATGTACTTACTGTTGGACGACCTCTCTTTGTTGATTTGTTTTCGTTTGACATAACCTTTTGTTTTATTGTTTTTTAATTATTATATTATAAATGTCTGGACAAAACATTGCCCAAAAAAAATTACCTGATTAACGTTTTAGCCATATACTCTCCCCCACATCTTATTCCAGCATGAAACATGTGTAATAGATCTATTGTACTATTCATTTCAAATTTGATAAGGTCTTGATTACCATCATCAAGCTTATCAACAACAACTCTATCTGCACCTAATGCTTCAACGATATAAGGAACTCTATCCTTACTAATAAACAATTCTACATTCATAACTTTAATTTTTATTATACATAAATCTACACACAAAACCTCGACCGAACAAAACCTATCGACGAGCGCTTTTAGGGCGCCCGCGCTTCCCTCCAGTGCGTACTCTAGTGGCCGCCTTCTGGCTGACCCTCTGGGCGATCACCTCACTAGTGAGTGACGGACGTCCCCTCTTACCTGCGGGTTTGGGACCCACACTGGACAAAACCTTAGGGGTGGTTGACGCTGGACGTCCACGCTTACCTCCACTGCGCGTTGAGCGCTCAATTTTAGCTGCGTCTCTGGCTGCCTTAACTGCTGGATCCAGAGCTGGACGTCCCCTGCGGCCACCCTCTACTTTCACCTTCGGTGGCTTGCTCCCACGCTTCGCAGCACGTTCACGTGCCGCCTGAGCCTTCTCAGCTCGACGCAACATTTTATCCAATGTTTTCTTATGTTTAATAATCGCTGGGTGTAAACAAACCTGATCCATATCGTAGTTACGTACACCACCTCCCCCGTCACGTACCTCAAAACCACCGTTGGGAAAAAGCTTATGTTCACCTGGCGCCCATTGGCGTATCAGATGGAACCATAAATTCTTCTCGTAAAAAAACGGTGCGGGTAAAACCCTATCGCCTGGCTTCATTACCATTAGCTCTGGCTCGATGTCGGTGTAGCTTAGGTATGTACCTAGTTTCGCACCACCCACTATAAAATCATTTTCTTTAACTTTCATATTTCTAATTGTATGACGTAAATCTAAGAAAAAAACCTGGACAAAACAAAACTTACTTCAAAAAATTTTTAAATTTATCTTTAATATTATTAAAAAACAATATACCAAAAAAAATTACTAAAAACAATGAAAAATACCTCCAGATGATATTAAATGGGAAAATATCCTTAAACATAACGGTACAAAACCCTACTAAGAAAAAAACAATTTCAATAAATAAATTATAATCTGTCATATGACGTAAATCTAAGAAAAAAACCCCGCCACGGCAAAAAAAAAACAAAAAAACAAAAAAAATTGGTTGAAAGTTACGAAAAAATTTTGACTAAGCCAAAAAAAATTTTACTACAAAAATTAGTACTACAAAATGTAGTTAATACTAAAAAAAGTAGTTTATTGGTAATCAATAAATAGTTGGTGTTTGTCGATAAAAAAGATGTGTTTGAGCAGAAAAAAAGTGGAATGGGTCGCATCACCACTCTACCCCCACTCAACCATCGTTCCACATACTATATAACTAAAGACAGTAGTTAGTAAAAAACTACCGTGTGTAGTTATCCTACGTTATGTAGTTTTCCACCCATTGTAATAAAAAACCTACGTTTGTTAGTACAAAAAAGGCGCATTATCTAGCGCAAAAATGCGCTAAAAAGCGCACGTTTACTTGATAATTTGTTCATATGTTCTCCAAATAACAGTACCATAAGGCGCATTATCCACAGGCATTGCCAACATACAATTACCATCCATGTTACCTACAGCCGCGAAGCCATATCCCTCACATATCCAGTTCTCATACGTACCGTCTTTTAATTTACCAAACACCTCCAATATATCGAAATCACTCGGCATATCAGGGTCGTTTGCGTCGCACCATTGTTTACTAAAGTCTGCCACTGTCTATCGTTTTTTATTATTATAATATTTTTCGTATAATTCTTCTTCCTTTTTAGCACAATCATTACATTGAACTCCTCTACCTATTGTGTTTAATAATTGCTCGTATGTAGTTAAACCATCTAATTCCTTCATTTCATCATCTGTTAGATCGGTTCGCTCTAAATTCACCCACCAATTGGCTCTACCCCATTTATCAATTAATGCTTCGGCTTCGGGAATTGGGATTGTCATTGAGATAAATCCATAATAACAATCCGCTTTATCCTCACCGCAATGGTGACATCTATCTATTTTACTTTCCATATACTAAGATATAATATGTTATTTGTTTTTTGGTTTGTAGTACTTACGTTTATTACGTTTCTTTTCTCCCACACGTTCGTTACCCTGGATATTATTATAATAATCTTCCTTTCCACGTTCTTCTTCCCATTGCCTTAATTGTTCTGCTTGTAATATTTCCAATGGTACTTGTTCACTATCATCAATCGGTTGAGCATCATTATAGTGCAATCCCTCATTTCCGTTCTGTCCTATAATGTCCATCCTACGTTCTGCTTCTTCGGCGTCCCAACTTGCTGCATCGTGTCCTCGGCAAGGCGCTACTAATTTATTGTATTGCGCTGCTGCTTCCTTTAGCGCATCGTTTGGTTCCGGCCATTCATCTCCGTCGTATGCGTGTAACGCTGCTATTACTTCGTCTAACTTCGTTTCGATGCGTGTTAGTGTTTCTATTATTCTATCCTTCATTTATTTATAGTTTTAAATACCATTTACTAATCATGTATAGTCCCTTAAATAATCCAACTGCGATTAATACTGGTACTATCATGAACCACATTGTTGCGAATCCGAAATATGCCTCTTCATTACTCTCCCAATCGCCATAGTTGGCATATGTTTTTTCATTATCATAATCGAATCCGATTCGTTTTCCAAAGTATTTGAAGAACGTTAACGTTATTAAGAATCCAAGTGGGTATATTAGCATTAGTATCATCTATCCTTAATTTATGCTGAGTGTATTATTGTTTTAACGGGTATGTTTTCTGCCTTTTGTTCATCTATGAACTTTATTGCTGCATCTTTACTCTGAAACCAAACGTTTTCGTCTTTATATTTAGAATCATTATAGAACGTCCACGGATCTATACTTTGATTTAAAGTATGAGGGTCTATTACTTGTGGGTACCATCTTCTCGTTTCGTATTTCGTACCTTCTCTATATATTTTCTCTAATATTCTATATTGCTTACTCATCTATCTACATTTTAATCGTTTAACTACATTCATCGCCTTAACGCTAATGTTTAAGCGTTGCCATCCCAATCTTGATACTGTAACGTATGTTTTCATATTGAATCGTATATACGGATATTTGGATGTGGTGTGTGATCCATAAAGCTTAAGCTGAATTTTATGGTACTATTTTATGTTTCTTGAGTATTTTCATTATCATATTCTTAGTCTCAATTGCGCCTACTAGTCTACCTAATAGGAATGCTGTTATGTAACTACTTATAATGAATATTGTATAGTTGCTCATATTAGTCTACTTTGATTATTGCTTGGTTAACTGTTGCTTTACCTTGTTTTGTTTGATAGTTGAGTATAGTAGGCATTGCGTCGCTACTGTCTTTAGGGTACATTATCCAAATAGGATATGCACCATCCGATGGAACTACTCGCATTAATTTATAGATTTTACCATGTATGACTATAAAGTCAGCTGGTTGTTCACGTACTTCACCTCGTTCACTACATGATGTTAATGTTAATACTGCTAATACTGTTAATATTCGTTTCATATTATAATTTTTGTATTTGTTCCATTAATTTAGTTACTTCATTTTCGCTTAAGTATCCTTCAACATCGTCCGTTACAGGCGTATCATAGCATAATTTACCGTCTTTATCTAATACTGCTAATTCATATAATCCATCTTTACCACCATATGTGTATTCGCCTTTAACTACGCTTGCTCCGTATCCATTTTCAAACATGATACGGCTCATAACGCCATTCATGGTGATGTGTGGTTTGAATTCTAGATCGTTAAATGTTTTCATGTTAATTTATTTAATATTTCTTCATGTATTTTACTCATTAACTTATCGATCGTTTCATTTTCGATCATTTTGGGTTCCACTGCACGTACCTTATTTAGGCAGTAATACAGGTCATTTAATTCGGCTAATGTAAATTCCATATGTTTTAATTTTATAACGTGAATCTACGCTGTTTGCTCTGCCTCACTAACGTATCTATTATAACGAGCCGTTTCATCAGCGTCTCGTCTCGCTTTATTGGTTGTTTCCCAGGCATATACGCTTTCAATGAATGAGTCGAAGTAGTCATGTTTAACATCAATGTCACTCCATCTTTCATCGCCTACTCGTTTAACTCGTAATGCTATTTTATTATATTTGGCAGGTCCAACTACTCTGTAGGCGTTTACATTTGTGTAATCCCATTTACCACGTCCTGTGTCTAATACGAATGAATTTGGCATTTCTGTTAATTCATATTGATTAGTTTCGTAGTTCATCTTACAATGTAGGTAAGGTGATATGGTATGTTCGAATCCTGCTGCTTTATAAGTTTCACGTTTAGATACATGGATATCTCGTTTAACTGCGTTTATTTCATGTTCTAATGTGCGTAGTTCGCTAATTAGTTCATAGTGTGGTTTGTAAATCGCTTTATATGCTGGTTTCCACTCTTCTCTTATGTTTGAAGTGATTAGATTAATATGTTGTGCTATTTTACCTAGTGTAGTTAAATAATATATGTTATTCTTATCTATTTTACTATGACTACTTCTATAATCAATTTCATAGTAATTATTTTCATCATCTCTATAGGTGTAATGTTTTCTAATGTTGATTGTACTAGGCCAGTTACCATCGTTTGTTGGAACGATTTCTAATGTATCGTCTTTAAGTTTGATACTATACGGACTCATATTTAGAACGCTACTGAACCAATCGCTGATAGTTTTGTTTAGTCCCTCTAATGCGGGTTCATATACTGTTGATTCGTACTGTATTAACTCGTTTTGCTTAACTGCAAATTGTGATGCAAGAGCATCTAAGATGATTTGTTTACTCATAACCTTTAATTATTTGTGTAACGTGAATATACGATCATTATTCTGCCTGACCCACTCTAAACTCAATTTGGTCATCGTCTGCATCAACGACTTGCATCGTCATGTTAGCGTTTTCCATTAGTAGTGTTAGGTAGTTCAATGCTTCGTCTTCGTTTTCGAAATGTGCTCCATTTGGATCTAATATCTCAACTTCGTCTCCATCGAATACGAACTCGCATTTCTTAACTCCATCAAACGACATTGTTAACGTTTGATACGCTGTATTATTTATTGTTACTTTCATAACATTAAGGTATAACCATTACTCTGCCAAGTACAATCGATTGTGATTGTATAGTGCAACGGGATTATCTTCGGTTAGTAATCCATAATTTTCCTTAACATGCTCATATATAGCGCTTAATGGCTCATTAATTACTTCACCTAATAACTGAGCGAAGTAGTTGTTTGATGTTGTTACTGTTTCTTGTGGTGTACCTGGTAATCCACAGTAATGTGCTTCGCCTACTTCACTAATGAACATACCACTATAGAAACCATATAGTTCATGTCTATTCATGAATTGATCTGCATTACACCATATTGAGATACATTCAACGTTCTTTAATACGTCTACCATTGTTGAATCAATTATGTAACCATTATTGCCTATGAATTGACCTACACTGAATAGACCAAATGGTGAACCATGACCTAACATTATGATTCGGTCGTGTTGAACCATTAGTTCTTTAACTTGATCCTTAGTTGCTCCACCATTTAAAATGATAGCATCGCTTATATTCTCGTATATCGGTTTTAGGAAATCCGTACTACGATCAGCAGGGTGTATAATTAAATTTTTCATAACATAAAGATAGGGCACTTATTGTGCCCTACCTAATTTACTTAACTTTAAATACTAATTTTCGTCTAAATCTTCAAAACTTGACATTACTTCGTCTTGTTTCTCACTAATAATACCACCTAAATTATTAAATGCATTAACGACATCGCTACAAGCGTCTCCTACTGCTTTACCAATTTCAAATAAATTATCATCACCATCAATGTCATTTAATGTGTCTGAAGCATTATCTAACATGCTGTGGATGTTGATTAACTTTATGAACTGTTCTTTAGTTAATGTGATTAATTTTTCTTCTTGTGCTGTTGTTGTTTTTGCTTTACTCATAACTTATATTTTATTATTTGATTTTAATTACAATCTTCGTTTAACATTGAGTTAACCTGATCTATTGTTAGTAATTCACCTTTCTCAGCTTGTTCAATTAACTCAACCATATTAGCCCACAACATATTCTTGTCTTCGGCTAAGTAGTTATTTAGTATCATTTCAACTAGTGTCTCAGTATCATCTCTAAATAATACTACTAATTGTTCATGAATACCTTTAATTTGTTCATCTGTTAAGACGCGTTCCTTATTTCTTGACATAACTTTTATTTTTATAACGTGAATATATGAACCTAACTCTGACAATTAGTAGTCGTCTTCATTATCCCAATTACTACCAAATCCATCTTTATCTTCATCATCATAGTACATAAACTCATCAATTTCATCTAATTCCTCATAGTAGCTTTCTAATGTGTCAATGAAATCTTCCAAATCGAAGTTTTCAGGTGCACCACGTTCATTAAGTGTGTTAATTGATACTGTAATTAATTCACTGAGAATGTCTTTAATTTCCATTTTGTTTCTTTTTACTATAAATATAATGATAGAATTCAAGCAACGTACCATCGAAATTGAACATTTCGTCCTCAACTTCGTCTTGCTTCATTCTAAATGCTAGCCAGAAGTCTTTATACATTGCCTCTAGTATTTTGGCTTCGTCTTTTTCAAAGTCATTCATTAATCTACGTCTACGCTCTCCAAATAAACATCTTGCTTCGTGTTGTTTACCTACATCAGTTATTTTAGATAATGATTCCTGTTCTAATTCATTCTCCCATAACATCCACCAATGGTAATCACTTGGTTCGTAATCACCATTTACTATTTTATCTTTAAGTGGCTGATACTTATGAAGTGTTTCTCTACCTTTGAAACGCCTCCACCAATAATACGGATTGTATTTTGTTGGGGTGTATGTTTCAATTTTATCTTTTAGTTCCATCCGTTATCAGCTTTTACTTGTTTAATGTGTTTACATCCACTATTACCTGACCAGCCAAATGCAGGGCAAGTACAGCTCCATCTATCATCTTCATTTTTAACTGTGTACTTCTTACCTTTACTACCATCAACTTCCTGTTCAAATGTGTTTTTGAACGCTTCGTTTTTAGAGTTTTTATACTCTTTCTTGAAATGTATGATGTGTTTTTGGCCTAAATGGAATGGTATTTCAGTCCACTTACCGTCTGCAATAACATAACGCTTATCTGGTTCTTGTATTGAGTTAAATACAATTGGTGGAATGTAACTATGGACAATTATCTTGTCGCCTCCTACTATTACTGACATAACCTTTAATTTTATAACGTCAATGTACGCTTAGTACTTTGCCTTCCAAAGCTGGTACCATTTGCGTTTTGGTCTCGGTTTGCATACTGAGAATGGGTTATCACCAAATGATGCTTTGTTACTATATTTAGACGTTAACATGTTTAAGAATACTTCATGGTATTCTGGAGGTATAGTGTTAAAGTCTGCTTCGATTTTAACGTTTAGTTCAAGTGGGTCTTTGGCTCCATTAATTAATACTAGTGTTTCGTTAATTGATACTAGTTGTGACGTTTGAACGCTTAGATGTGAGCCGAATCCTAAATGTATTTCGCTTTTATTTTCGTTCATTTTTAACTATTTCAATTAATTTTTTAAGACAAGCAAGTTCTGCTTCTTCGTAGGTATCAAATCTTCTTAAATCATTTATAGAATAACCATTTTCATAATGCATTATGCTTATAAATAAATCAT